CTCAAGGACGACGGCGGCGTGTGGTTCCTGCTGGGCCAGCACCTTGAGGATTACCGCACGTTCTCCAGCATGGTGCGAGGCAACGGCGACGGGCCGTGCTTCACCACGCACCAAGTCGAGATCGCATCCGATCCCGACACGGTGATGCACGTGCTCGACCGGCTCGGCACTGAGGTGCAGGCTGGTCTGGCCGACATCATGAACGATGTGATGGAGGCGACCGGCGGCATGGCAGACCGCTCGATCAACGTGCGACTGGGCAGGGCCGACAAGTTCCTCGAGAAGGTACGGCTGTACGAGCAGGTACTCGGCCGGCCAATGCCCGACCTGACCGCCGCCATCGAGCAGGTCAAGCAGGCAGTCGCAGTCAACCGGCTGCTGGCTGCATCAGTCTGAACCCCCACGCCACGAGGAGATTCCAATCATGGGTTACTACATTCACACGACCGACAGTGACTTCTATGTCGCCAAGAGCAAGCAGCGCCCCGCATACGTGGCACTGTGCGCACTCAACGATCGAGACGACCTCAAGCGTGGCGGCTCATGGGGCGGCGACGGCGTAAACTCCGACAGCCCACGCCCGACAGGGATGGATCATCATCCGGCCAAGTGGTTCTCTTGGATGTCGCCCAACTACCCAAGCAAGTGCAGCGGGCTTGGCGAGGTGCTGCACGAGCTTGGGTTTGATGTTGAGTACGACGCAGATGACAACATCATCGGCCTGTCGTACAGCAGCAAGATCGGGCAGGAGGCGCTGTTCCTTGAGACGATGGCGCCGTTCGTTCGTGACGGTTCTTACATCAACTGGCAGGGCGAGGACGGCGAGCACTTCCGCTACGAGTTCTCCAATGGCAGCATGCGCCAGATGGAGGGCCGGGTCGTCTGGCACTAGCAGTTTTCCCGCAGCTTTTCCGCTGCGGCGTCTGGTTCTCTGGGCGAGGGGGTAGCATCGTGCCGCCCCCTCACCCGTTCAGTCCATTCCCTATTGAGGAGTATCCCTCTCATGGCTCGCACCACTCTCGGAAATGATCCGGCCTTCATCGCTGCTCAGGTTGTGCCCACGCTCGTGCGTGGTGGCACCGGAGTCGGCAAGTCCTCCACGTGGGCGGCTCTGGCAGGCGCACTTGAACGCACGTTCGTTCCCCTGCTCGGGTCCACCCACCTTCCGGAAGATTTCTCGGGCTACCCCACCCCCGACCACAAGGCAGGCGTCGTGCGCATGATGCCGACGTCGCTGTGGAGCAAGACCAAGAACGGCAAGGCTCTCGTCCTCGTGGACGAGGTGACGAACGTGCCGCCCGCTACCCAAGCCGGCCTGCTCTCCGTCATCTCGGAGCGCATCGTCGGTGACTACGTGATGCCCGAGTCCACGATCATCGTGGGTGCGTGCAATCCGCCCGAGCTGTGCCCCAACGCCGTGCCACTGTCGCCTGCGATGCGGGCTCGGTTCTTCCACTTTGACTGGGTGATCGACCGCGAGCACTGGTTCTCCGGCCTGCGTGCTGGCTGCCAGTGGTCGGCGCCTGAGTTCCCGGTCGTGCCGGAACACTGGGTCGATCTGCTCCCGCAGTTCGGCTCGCTGGTCGAGGCGTTCCTCCGGTCGGCACCCGACTGCCTGGAGAAGCTGCCGACCGACGACGAAACCATGTCGTTCCCGAACCCACGCACGTGGACGTATCTGGTGAAGTGCTTCGCCGCCGCCGAGTCGTGCGGCTACGACCGCAAGCACCCGATGTTCCGGCCGCTGGCGACCGGCTGCGTGGGTGATGCGGTCGGCGGTGAGTTCCTGCGGTACTGGCACAACCTCGACCTCGCCAACCCAGAGGCGTTCCTCTCTGGCGACGAGAAGTACGAGTACGAGAAGCGGCCGGATGCCAACATCTGCCTGCTCACTGGGCTGGTGAAGGGGCTGCGTGACAACACCAGCGCAGACCGCTGGCTCAATGCGGCGAAGGTGTTCATCACCATCGGCGAGCACGAGATCGAGTCGTTCCTCATGCAGTTCCGTTCCTTCTGGACGCCCGTCAGTAAGGGTGGCGTTCGCCCAGACGGCTGGTCGCCACCGAAGGACGTGATGGCGAAGCTGATGTCGATGGTTCAGTCCTGACCCAACACACAAGGAGACATACACATGGCTCGCAAATGGAGCGTGACGGAAGCCACCCCGACGGTGGCGTTTCTGTCGGACGATACCGGAGAGGACGTTGCCGTGCTGGAGCGACTGCCCGGTGAGCTGTACGAGTCGGCGGCACCGCTCGGCGGCGACGACTGGCAGTCGATGATCGACTTGGTGGCAGCTGCACCGGAGTTGCTGTCCGCGCTGCGGCAGTCGGTCACCGCGCTGAACATGGCCCCGCGCTTTCGGGTTGGCGACACCGACAGCTACGCCATTGCCAGCGCATGCGACAGGGCAATCTCTAAGGCAGAAGGGAGGACCGAATGACACCAAGACAACTGCTGGGGCAGGCACGGGTGCATACCTTCGAGTATGTCCCGTACCTTGCCTCATATATCTACAGCCTGCGGGAACACGAGACGCCCGGCATCGGCACCGCTGCGGTGGATGATGCCGGCAACCTGTACTGGTGCCCGGAGTACATCACCTCGATCGGCAAGGAGACTGCCGCCTACGTGATCGCACACGAGGCGCTGCACCTCATCTTCGACCACCACAGGCGGGCGGTCGAGATGCTGGGCGAGGATATGTCGGAGTCGGAGAGGTACATCTGCAACATCGCCGCCGACCTCGTCATCGAGCAGACGCTCCACATGATGCGGCACCTGCGACCAGACGGTGCTGTGCATCTCGGGGCGAAGGTTCCCAAGCTCGGGATCAAGCTCGACTTCCCTGAGAACAAGTCGATGCAGGAATACTACCGGCTCATCTGCGAGAAGCTGAAGGGCAATCAAGGCAACCCACCTGAGGAGAACGAGGATGGCGACGGTGCATCTGACAGCGGCGACGGACAGGCAGATGATGGAGACAAGCAACAGGACTCTGGTAGCGGCCAGGATTCTGGAGCAGGTGACAGTGGAGGCGAGGCCGGCAACGACGGCAGCGACCCTCAGGAGGACGGCGAGGCGGATGCGCCTAGCGGCGGAGCGGGAGCGCCTCCGTCTGGGCAGGGCGAGGCACCGCCACCGCCATGCTCGCCGGGCTCCGGCGGGTCGTGCGCCGACGGGCAGAGGCGGCCCTATGAAGTGGAGAGCGACGGGTCTTGGGAAGCCTACGGCGAAGACATGGCCGCAGCCAAAGCCGAAGAAGCCATCGCAGAGATAGAGTCCTCGCATCCCGGCACGGTTCCCGACAACCTCAAGGAGGTACTCAAGCAGAAGCTACGCCCGCAGCCCGACCCGTTCGACCAGCTGCGGTCTGCCGTCTGCACAAGCGTGGCCTCTCCCGTCGGCGGCCGGGAGTTCTCGCACCGTCGCATCTCCCGGAAGCAACCGCCGGGCGACGACCAGCCCCTGCTGCACGGCCGCATCTGCACGCAGCCGCACGCCGTCGTAATCGTGGACACCTCCGGCTCCATGCTGGGGCGTGAGACGAAAGCGAAGGCACTGTCCGTCATCGGGCAGGGGCTGCGGAAGCTGGGCCGGGTGAAGGTGTACTGCGCCGACACGCACATCCGCAGCAACAAGCTGGTCGGCACGACCGAGCGGTTCGAGTGGGTCGGTGGTGGCGGCACCGACATGGCGAAGGCTATCGAGGAAGTGGACCGGCGGGACAAGCCCGACTCCATCATCCTCGTCACCGACGCCGAGACGTACTGGACTGCCTACAAACCACGAGCACGCATCGTCGTGGCCTACACGGGCGACCCGTCATCGCGCTGGTGCAGCTCCATTCCGAAGCGGTATCGCACGGTAGTGCTCGAGCGAGGAGGTGCGGCATGAGTGAGGTTGCAACGCTTGAGGCGTGGGTGCATCGACGGTGGAGAGACGAAGACCCCGTGCGTAACTACGACGCTTTCGCCAAGCGAGCGAGGCGGTTTGCCATCCGGCTACAGCAGCGCCTCGACGACCTGCCGATGGAGACACGCATCCGATACGACCGTGACTACCGCATCGGCCAGACGCCGTACGACTCGTTCGCCCTGCGACTGTGCGTGCTCATGCCACCCAAGCCCGGCTCGTCGTGGAACGGACTGTTCGTGTGGACTGCCCCCCACAGCGAGGACTCGGAGAAGTTCTTCGGCATCAGCCGCGAATACGCCCTGTCCCACAACCAGTTCGTTACCGCACCCGCGCCACCACGCTACGGCCTATACCACTCCATGCCCATCGCAAGATGCCAGCACTGGAAGCGATCGGGCGAAGCGATGGGTGCCGTGCTGGAGTGGGTCATGGCTGGACTTCATATCCCCTACCTCTAGGAGACACGACCGTGAACGGCTACTCATTTCAGAAACGACTCGACATCCTGCTCGGCGCCGGAGCGACTCCCTTCATCTGGGTCTGTCGAGCATGCTGGCTGGCGGCTGCCTGCTACGCCGCAAGCGATCCATCGGCCAGCTACTACATCGCGCCGCACCTGTGGGTGATCGGCGTTGCGCTCTACTACTTCTACCCCGCCTAAGGAGACAGCCATGCCTACCGTGTACGCCTACGGGCGCGCCAGCACTGGGCGCCAGACCATCACCGAATCGCACCAGCGATCTACTTGCGAGGAGTTCATCAACCGCACGCTCCTGAGCGCCGGGTTCACCTATGGCGGGTGGCTCTACGACTCAGCTACCAGCGGCAGCAAGCCAATGTTCGAGAGGGACGACGGCCGCAAGCTGTGGGCGCTCGTGCAGCCTGGAGACAAGATCGTGTGGGCCAAGCTGGACCGGGCCTTCCGCTCGGTCGTGGACGCAGCGCAGACGATGGCCTTGCTGCAACGCAAGGACGTGACGTTCTCGTCGCTGGACTTGGGCCTCGACACCAGCACGCCCATCGGACGGTGCGTGTTCACCATCCTGTCTGCGTTTGCCGAGCTGGAACTGGAGTTCATCCGGCAGCGCACAACCGACAGCCTGCGGGCCAAGCGGGCGGAGGGCAAGCCGTACAGTAAGCACGCACCAATCGGGTGGCGCAAGTGCGGTCGCGGCAAGGATTCCTACTACCTGCCCGACCCTCTTGAGCGTGGGCAGGTGGCCGAGATGGTGGCCCTGCGTCAGTCTGGCGCCAGCCTGGAGCGGATCACGAACCACATGTACTGCGTGACTCGACCCAACGGCAAGCGGTGGAACATCAACTCCATCTCGCGTGCGCTCAAGGCAGCAAAGGCTCGCTTTGCAAAAGAGTTTGTAGCATCTCCAAAGCGACGGAAAGCCGTCGCCGTATAGTGCGGGGGTCGCACCTCGATTGCTCGCCTATCTCTCGCATGCTCAGCCCCTTGTAGAACCTGAGGTGGATGAGCTTGCGGGCCTTTGCCGGCAGCCGGGCGATTGCCGTCTGGAGTTTGGTGGACATGCTGGACGGGGCTATCGCCAGCGCCTCCGCCAGCTCCAGCGGCACTCGATCCGGCGAGTCGTATCTCGCCCGGCGGTTGCGGTCTATCTCCTTGAGGAGAGCATTCCGCACGGCCATCGAGAAGTACGTGGTGATCTTGGACTGGGCAGGATCATACGTCGTAGCCGCCCGGCAGATGGCAAGGTACGCCACGCTCTCTGCGTCGATGCTCGCCACCTGCTTGCGGAGCGTGGGATACCGGCACCGGAAGGCGATGATCGCCTTCGGCACTATCTCCATCGCCTGCTCTGCAAGCTGCCGCTGCTCGTCCGTGAGTCGCATCCCATCACTGTGAGATGCGCCTTGCCGTGCTGATAGGCAGGGTCATGTTCGCGATTCGCGAATCTGGAAAGCCGCTGGGGCGGCCCACTCGTCGCCTGTCCCTTTGTATCGGGCCGCGCACGTCTCGCCCCTGCCCGCCGCCAGCCACCATAGACGCCGTGTGGCGCGGCGTCGGCTGACGGAGGGCTTAGTGTTCGGTACTACCTAATTTACTACCTAGTTCCGGCGATCCTACCTAATTCGACCGCCGCACCTACGGTGAAGAGCGTCACTTGAACAGCACGTCCGCCGTGTTCTCTAGAATCGCCACAAGTTGCGGCGACAGTCCGAAACGGTTTGTGTTGATCTCAATCGACCTGCGGATATCCCCGTCGTTGTGCCGTTCGCTCGCCGCCTTCCAGTCGCAGAGCATTTCAACAAGATCAAGCAAGCCCATGTCGTTCACGCCGTTTTTGTGATGCTCTGGATGGTGCCGATTGTGAGCGTAATGGTGGCTGAGTGCTGGCTTGATGGCTTCCAAGTAGCCCTTGTATTCGTCGCTGCCGTATGTGCAGCCAGCCAGTTTTGGCGTGTATTCCGTGAATGCTTCAACTTCTGGCGATTCCAGTTTTGTTTGGTCGTGCTGCTCGCCCCTTCTAAGCAGGTCGATAGCGCATGCGTTCAGCAGGTTGCGAACTCGCTCAATGTGGCGAAAGGTGTCATTGTTTGTCGCCTTCTGTTCAGTCGTCAGCATTAAATCCTCTCCTTCGCAACTCAATGCCTTCAGTGCGCTAGGCTGTGGGTGTAGCGCAGCGCTAGAACGGCGCAGTCGGCGGCGTGAAGTTGCCGGTGTAGACGGCATTGCCTTTGACGATGCGGAGTTCGTCAATGTAGCCAGAGAACGGATACGTCCCGCTGTAGCCGCCGCCGATTCCAATGGCGTTCTCTAAGGTTATGCCGCTGCCAAAACTTCCTGTGCCAACGCTTGCGCCATCAAGCCAAAGCGTTACCGCGCCGCCGAGTCTAGTTACAGCGACGTGATGCCACTGTCCAGTTTGCACGTCGCCGCCGGCTGCGACTTGCGAGCCGTTGCCAAAGCAGGCCACTTGACCCTGATATAGCCCAAGCCAAAACGACCCAGTGGCGTCATAATCTACGGTGCAGATGGCGTTCAGATTGTCGGCGTCCGCGCGAATAAATGCCTCAATCGTAAAGTCGCCGTCGCCTAATCCGCTCAGCGCGGACGACGGAGCAGTCAGGTAATCGCCAGCGCCATCAAAATAGCCACTCGCCCCGCCGAACTTACTCTGGGCCGTGCTAATCACTGCGTCTCCGTTTCGCGTCACAGTCAACGCTGCCGGAGAGGAATCTGTAAAGGTCGTTCCGCCATTGGTGCCGTCAAAGTGCAGGAGCAAGGCGATAACAGCCGGCTCGGGCGTCACGCTCGCACTCGCGCTGCCGTACACCTCTCCTAGCGGATTGATTGTCACCAAGCGAAAGATGTACGCCGTGCCGTTCGTCAGCCCAGTGACGACGGCCGACGTGGAAGTGCTAACTCCATCCGCAAAAGTAGTCCATGTTGATCCACTGTTGCTGCTGTATTCAATGCCGTAATCAGTGATAGGAGAACCACCTGAAGGTGCCGTCCATGACAGCGACACCCGCGCGTTGCCTGCCACTGCCGTAGGCGCAGGCGGCACCGCTGGCTGCGACGGCCACTCGTCGGCTTGGAGGTAGGTGGCAGCCTCACGCAGCCGCCACACGCCACCGGCAACGGTGTTCGTTGGCTCGTTGGCTGGGCCGATGATGGAGCCGTTGCAGCGGGTCATCAAGCGATCTCCTCGTAGCTGGCGACTGCCTCAAGGTCATTTTCCGCGCTGGCTGACAACCGCAGCGAGTCGCCTTCCGTCAGGTAGACGGCGTCTTCTCGGGTAATAACCGTCAGCGTGGCGTCGGCCGGGACAGCAACCGTCTTTGCCAGATGGCGGGCGTGTGTGCCATCAAAAATATCGACGGTAACAGCAGCCGAATCGGTGCCGTCGATGTTGGAGATGTAGAGCGAGGTCACGCGCAGCGTCTTGCCGCTTTCGGCAGCGTTGCTGATGATCGCAGTGGACGATGTGGTGATCGCCGCCTTGGCATTCTTCGCGGTCACAGAAGCGGGGCGGAACAGGTTCGGTGCAGCCATTGTCATTCACTCCAGTGCCAGAAAGTCGGATCAAACAGGCTCGCAAACCATGCTGAAACCTCTTCCGCAAGGCGAGCCAGAGGACGAAGGAGGCGAGGATTCATGGACATAGCGCGGCGTTACTGTAGGGATGTAAGGTCAGTTCAGGTCGCGCCCGGCATCGGTGCCAGTCGCACTGACCTTCGGCTGCAAGGCGTAGAGCAACTGGGTCTGCTCGCGGATCGCAGTGGTAATCTCTCGCTGGGTCTGAGCCATCTCATGCAGGAAGGACTTGTGTGCCTCGACCATCGGCAGCACAAGGTCCGTTCGCACAAACCACAGCACGGCGGTGGCCAGGATGATTCCGAACCCGTACCGCTCAAGCATGCGAAGCGCTGTCTCGTATACCTCTACGCTGCTCACGACTCACCTCTCGACGCACACTGCCACCCAGCCAGCTTCACCCGATTGGCCGGTCTGGATAGCCACCATTCCAGAATGATGCGAATCACCGCCGACAGGGCAGATGCCAGCAGCAGCGACCAGATAAAGCCGTATCGCTGGCGTCGACGACGAACCCGCCCCGACAGCCCGTCGAGCACCTTGCGCTCCATCGAAGTTCCATGAGCACACTCCATGAGCGGCGAGATGGGCCACTCCGCAACGGCGTCCTCGACCAGCCCGTCCAGGCCGGCCCGGCCGACCAGTGCAGCACGCACCGGCACGCGAGAGCGGACGTATTCCTTTAGTTCTTCCATGCCTACCACTTCACCTTGTGCGACCAGTAACGCGCCGAGAAGATGTCAGGATCAGAGTCTTGGGCGTTGTGTCGTGCGTAATAGCTGCGGCGCCGGGCCTTCTCCTCTTCGGTCTTCGGGTCGGAGCCAGCACCCTCGACGCCCTGCTGGCCGAACCGAATGAGTCGCTCCTCGCCGCCACGCTTCGCCAGGACGACGTGGCTCTTCGTCGGATGACTGGGCGTGCGGCGTGGGGAGTTCGGCTCCAGCTCCTCCTTCAGCTTGCGGATGTTGTCAGCGGACATTGCACTGGCCTCCGACGCACGTCCCGGAGAGCGTCATCTTTGGGCGGTTCTTAGCGCACGGGCAGGTAGACGGGCACGGGCAATGCACCCGCGCCAGACCATCGCCGGTCCACACCATCCCCGTTCCATTGCACGCACCGCAGCACTTCTGCGGGGCTGGCTCTGGCTTGGGAGACACGGCAGCAGGCGCGAACGCCAGCCACACCGCCACAGTCGCAACGCTGATCTTCACCCGAGCACCTCCTTCGCGCCCCAGTCCTTGAGCTGGCGGCGCGGGAAGCCGTCCACGTTGCTCACGGCCCACGTGCCACCGTGATCTATGATCCGCTTGGCAACGTCCTGCGTAACCCAGAACGAGCCCTCCGGCTGGCCGTGAACCCTATCTCCCTTGATCCACGAATAGCCCCAGCTGTTCTGCACGCAAAAGCGGCAGTCGCCAGGACGGGTGTCATCCGCCGCCGTCCAGGCCATCGCGTGCTGCCATACCCCAGAAGGCCGGGCCACGCCCTCCGAGTTTCTGGTGTGCTGGAAGCCGACGCTCGAGCACGCCAGCACGCCATACCCATTGGCCAGTGCATCACGAGCTTGCTCCCACGACTGGATCAAGCTGATCGTGCCGACGCGATGCTTCGCCGCTGCGGAAGTGACATTCGCCGGCACGCCCCTGCCGCCCCACCGGATGCCGACAGATGCGTTGTACTGCGACAGGTCGAGCCCCAGCTCGTCGTACTTCTTGCGGAGCATGCAGCCGCCGGTGCGGTGCGCCCAGCCCACGATGTCGGAGCAGATAGCGCCCTGCCCGGAATGGCCGCGAGCGCCGTAGAGAGGCTCAGTTGCGGTGCGGTCCACCCAGTCTTCTGTGGAGTGGATGTCAGGGTCGTTGGCTCTCGCAATGTCGATGGCATTGCGGACGGCATGGGACACGCAGTCGCCAGTCGTCTGCGCCTCGTCGTATGGCTTCCGGCCGGTCGCTTTCTCGAACTCGACGACGGCCTTGAACGGCAGGCTCAACTTGCCGGCTCCACTGCCGTGCAGCGTGAACCCAAAGAACGGCATCGGCAGGGTAGCGGCCAGACGGGCGGTCGCCTCTGGGTCGCAGACCGACCCGACAAGCCCATCCTCGTACAGCCGCACGATCTCTTCTGGGGAGTAGGTGTCTTCCATCGCCTCTCCCTATCGGATCGCCGCGAACGCCTTCGAGGCCGACTCTCGAATAGCCGAAGTCAGCGGAACATCCGTGCCGCCAATGGCATCAAGCAGATAGGCGTCGAGCCGCTCGCCAAGACCCGGATACTTGCCGACCATGCCGGTCATTGCGAACGCCATCTGCAATGCAGCCTTGTGCCGATTGCGGAGGTCGAGCGTCGTCTTGCACACCGGCTCCTTCGCCTGCCCGTCACGCACCACGATGTCGGCCATCGCGGCGTAGAAGTCGCGAAGCTGCTTGGCGTCGGCCGAACCCACGCCAGCCAGGACGGAGGCGGGAACAACAACCGGGCGCGTATCTACAGGGCGCAGCACAGACTGCACCCAGCTCACGCCGGCTGCGCCAGCGCACACAAGCAGGCACGCAGCGATGACGGAGGCACGAACCCAGCCCATGCTACTTCCCCCTCTTAGCGGGCTCCTGCTGATTCACAAGCGCGGCGATGAGCGCACGGGCCTGCGCCGCCACGTGCGGCTCGCCGGCATCATCAGCCGCAGCGGCCAGCGCAAACAGGCGGTTCACCCATCCGGCCCGGTCGGAAGACGAGAGTCCGGCCGACCGGGCCGGGAAAGGAATGTACGGCAGGGCAAACGCCCCGCCAGCCACGAGCGCAGCTACGATCGCCACCATCGCGGGGGTCATTCGTCGATCTCCGTGAACGACACCGCCGTGACCAGGGTGACGATGTACTCGAACAGCTCCTGGCCCTGCGAGCTAAGGAGCACTGCCTCCAGCCTCTCCAGAAGCTCGTCGTCGATTGGCGTCTGGGTTTTGGTAGCGACAAACCGCATGAGTTTGAGCGCCCCGTCGACCCTCTCTTTCGCCGTGTCGGCTGCGGAAATCTCGGACAGCAGCGACAATGCTGGCGCCCATTCCACGAGCTGCTTTACCTTTTGCGCGATGGTTGCCACGTTGCCTCTCCTCTTGCCTGCGGACCCAGCCCACTAAGAGGTTTATGTCCCGCTCTGGGCGGCACAGAGACAGCAGCTTCCGGCGCACAACCACCGGGCAAAGGCCCAAATCCAGGCACGTCTGGGCAAACGTAAAGCCCTCCCCAGTGCCCTCGAATACCCAGCGGTAGGCGGCTACCTGCCGGCGTAGGATTTCCCACTCCTTCCGGCTGGAGGGCTGCATCCGTGCGCACCCCAGCCGACGATGGCGATTACACAATTCCCGCACGTGGTAGTGCGTCCTAACGAGAACCTCTGCACAGAACCTCCTCCAGCCGCTCTCGCATTCCTCAACGATGTTCTCGTCGTCGTATTCCGTTACGGCGACGGCAATCATTTAGTGTCGCGGTGCCTCACAATAGCCGCTGCGAAGTGTTCCCTCGTTCAGTTCCGGCCAAACCTCGAGGGAGTGGATCGCCGCCATGACGTTCCACGCTGCGTGTCCGAGATGATCCTCGTCCCGGTTTCCGGAGAGGAACATATAGATATGGCGCAGTGCGTGATTCAGCATGTCGTTCGCCGGCATGCCCTTCTCCCAGTTGTAGTCGCCGTACTTAGCGGCACCCTCCGCGCAAGCGGCAGCTACAGCCGCCAGTCCAATCGGAGTGATGAGGTCGTAGCGCGTCGCCTCTGCGTCGCTCGACCGCACCGCACCGCTCTGATACCGAACCGCCTTCTCTTCGCATACCTTCATCATCATGGAACTAGCTCCTTGTAACGGTCCTCAAAAAGTTTCTTTGCTTCGCGCCAGCAGTACGGGTTGATCGGCCCGCATGCCGGCTCAATGTCGATCCCCCAGTCGGCCGAGCCAGGAACGAGGTCGCGCTTCTCGCCCATCAAGGCGCGCAGGTCGGCGACCTTGACGACAGGCGGCATGGGCCACGCCAATCCGAACGCCAGGGCAATCGTCCTCTGGACGCGCTCCTCTAGCTCGCGGTACTGAGGCAGCAGGGTCTTGAGCGGCGTTGCCATGTCGCCCAGATATGCTTCGCTGGCGTCGTGCAGCAGCCCCCACAGCGCATGCTCCGGCTCGCATATACGGCTCACCATGACGCTGTGCTGCGCCACCGAGTACGGGACTTTGCTGTGGCCGGTGAAGCGGTTGATGATCGACAGGGCGTGCGCAATGTCGGCTATGCGCACGTCCTCGACGGAGAACGCAGAAAGGTCTATGAGCCGGCCGCTGAACGTCTGCATCGTCGTGGCATTCATTGCCCACCTCCGAGAACCAAGTCCGCGACAGAGCGCAGCTCCCGACTGGGAACAAAGTACGCCTCGCCGTAGTTGCCATAGTTCGCCTTGTACTTGTCGGCCTTCGCGTCCTTGCCGAGCATCCAGCCTCGCACCTCGAAGTCGTGAGGCCCGCCCGTAACAAGCACGAACACGTCGGCGTCTCGGTCGTCGCGCCTGACGATGAGGTCGTAGCTGTGCTTCGATCTCGTGCGCACCTGAATCGACTCGCCGACGTCGCCACCGGCCTTGAAGGTATTGACGCTTCCGTTCCAGTAGCGGTTGGTCGCCTTCGCGAAGGCACACTCGCCTAGCGCTCCGAGTATGTGGATGCTCCACTCGTCGTTGATTGGCATGCGGTTCTGACACCCCTTCCGAAGAGCCTCGACGTTGCGGGACACGCCTACGAGCGCAGCCCGGCTCACCTCGAACCACTCAAGTGCGACGTGCATCAGCCCTCCATGCGCCGGTAGCCCAGCGCCCACAGGATTCGGCTCAGGTCATCGCCCTGCTGCGAGACGTGCTCCTCGCTCAGGGTCGGATTGGCCGCGTGCAGGTACTCGTGAATCTCCGTGTTCAGGCGAGCGCGCCCCTTGAGCCGCTCGTCGATCAGCACCTTCTTGTCGAGGTGCGGATTCCGCTGGTCGGGCCACTGCGCCCAGCCAACCGCCTGCCCCTTGAGCCGTGTGTATCTCCACAGCCAGCGGACGCCGTTGATGAGGAACGAGTGGTTCTCTGGCATTACATGGCTCCCTGCACCTGCTGCACGAATCGCCGGATGTCTTCCAGCCGGAACGTGACCAGCCAGTCGCTGTCGTTCTTGCGGTGCAGGACGACGGGCGCAAGCTCCCCGCACTGCTCCTGTGACTTCTCCATCACGGCCTCGAGGTTCAGCCCACGCTCGACGCGCTTCACCTCCAGCCAGAGGTGCGGGGTGCCGGGACTGATGAGGTCGCTGGCGCTCTCCGTGCCGCTGTGCTGCTGACTGCGCCGGGCATGGGCATTGGGAACCAGCCGGTTCCACTCGGCCGCAGCCTCCAGCTCGCCACGCTTTCCCTTGTTTCTGCTGTTGATTGCCATGCGTACTAACTCCTGCGGGACTCCGTTCTTCCGCCGCCACATGAACACACGAAACGGGTAACGCTCCGGGCCGTAGCCGAGATGGCGCTTGTGGCGCAGCTCAGCCAGGAACGCAGGGTCGTAGTTCTCGTCGTCGACTTCTCGCTTGGCAGTGAGGCACATGCCCTTCGTGAGGTCGTGCTTGCCTCCGAAGTGAAGGCCGTCGTGGCAGTAGTGACAGAGCCGCAGCAGGCACCTTCTGTCATGCACGCGCCCCGCCCCCTGTTGCAGGTGGTGGATGTGCAACGCTTCCGTGCGCGACCAGCACACTGCACAGAAATGGTATTCGTTCGCGAAGGCCGATAGTTCCTCACGCCCATTGCTCACTGCTCCTCTCCAGTCACGGCGTCGATGATGTGGCGCACTGCCTCGTCAAACACCATGCAGTCCTCGCCGTTCTGGAACTCGATGCACCAGCGGTACTTCTTCTCCCCAGTAGCAAGGTCTGTGGCCGACTCCTTGAATGAAATGCGGCACGACGCCACGCCAGCCAGCGCCTTTGCCGGAGCCACGATCTGCTCGTTCTCCTTGAACAGGGCGCCCAGCGCCTGCGATAGCAACCCAGACATGACGATCGCTCCTTTCGTGAATCCGTTCATCTCACCCTCCGTGCTCACGCAGCCAGTTGGCTGCGACCGTGAACCAGAACGACAGCAGCATCAAGTCGTCGGCCTTCGTGATCGTCAGCGTGCCATCCGTGTCGATGACGACGGCCGACTTGTGCGGCTTCCTGTACCACTCCCGGTCCTCTTCCGATTCCTCTCCCACCACCTGACGCAGCGTCTCGACGCCCTCGCTTGGGCGGCAGAGTGCGGCGAGACGCCGGCCGGTGGAGTCGGTGTAGCGCAGGAGTACGAGGTCTTTTGGCATTTGGTTGTCTCTGTCTAGACCGCTTCCGTGCTGAGAAGGGCCGGGAGCCCTGCGTCAGCAACCCCGTTCGGGGTAGCGTTGTTCAGCCTTATTCGGCCCTGTCCTCAGCAAACCACCGGGACGTAGCGGCTTGGGCCATGACTGGCTTGCAGCAGGATCGAATACCTGCCCGTTGCCCGGATTTCGCGCTGACACCACTCAGCCGCCCGATTCGGTCCAGGGCGGTTTGTTTAGGCTCGACCGTTTTGATTTCTGAAACGCTGGTCGGTACGAGGAAATCAACAGCGTTGTGTTTTGATGCGGTGCAGGACGCCCATGTCGGACCACCTGCTGCCCTCCCGCCACGTGAGCCAAGCCCGGCCGTTTGTGGCAGCGACGGGCACGCACATGACGTCGTGTGTTCGTGTGTTGACGGCGATGAAGGCGTCGACAGACTCAGGGCAGTAGCGCTGGTGGCACTTCCGCTGGCCGCCCCTCGTGATTCGTATGCGGCTGCCGTTGCGGCGAGAGCGGCACTCACTTGCCTTGACCTGAATGCGCCAGTATCGCCTTCCAGCGAACGCAAGGAGGTCGTATCCGTCGTCGACGATCGGGACGGCAACGCCGAAGCCAGCCCGCAGGAGCCGCTCCACAGCGATTGCCACGCCGATCTCTGCGATGACTTTTCCAGCGAGCATTCCATTGCTCATGCAGCCCCCTAATCGGCGGCCTTCTCCTTGTGCCGCCTTCCGAGTTCACGACGCACGGCCTGCTTGAACGGAGACTCCTTCTTGGTGGATTCCATGACCCACGACAGGTAGCTCTCCGGGATCGAGTCCAGCTGCTGCCCCTTGTATTTGCCGTAGAGCATCCGCCAGCCACGACGCTTCGGGCCTTCCGGCTCCGAGAACAGGTCGCGAGTGCTGTGATCGAACGTCACGCCCACGACGAGGCGCTTCCGCTTCTCGATCATCTCTGCGGCCTTCGCCTCCAGCTCCGCAAGGTCGAACTCGTCGGCTTGACGGATTGCATCGACGGCGTTGGTTCCGTCCATCGACAGCTGGCCGAGCATGCGCTCCTTGCGGGCTGCGCTCTTGCGGGTCTTGGCGTCGAGAACGTCGAGGGCCGAGAGCAGTTGATGGCTGCGGCTCGAGTCGGTGATGTCGTAGAGGTTGAACGTCGGCTTCGGGGAATTGCGGATCGCATCCAGCCGCTCGTCGCGGGTCATGTCAGGATGGATGATGCCACGCCACGTCCGCGTGCCTCTTCCGAGACGCTGCTCGTAGCGTGAAAGCGAGCGCGTCGGCGCCGCCATGTAGATGTTCATCAGCTCGGGGTGGTCCCAGCCGTAGCCGAGAATGCCGACGTTGACGATGATTTTCGCCTCGCCCGACACGAAGGCGTCCATGTTCGCCTTTCGCTCCAGCGGGTTCTGCGTGCCGTACACAAGGCTGACCTTCGCACCGTACCGCTGAAGCACCTCTACCAGCAGCTTGGCCTGACGCACGTTGGCGGCGTACACGACTGACGGCATCTGCTTGTGGGTCGAGAGAACGAGGCTCGACACCTCCTGAGCGAAGTGCTCGGCAGCCAGGACGGCGGCGAGCTGCGTCTTGTTCCACTCGCCAGACACCTCGTCCACCATCGTCAGGTCGAAGGACTTAGCCTCCGACAGGTAGCACGTCGGGCCGACGAGGTAGCCGTCGTTGATTCCCTCCATGAGGGAGTACACGACCTGCGGGCGAGGCCAGTAGCGGAGCGCCTTGCCCTTGCCCTTGTACGGAGTGGCGGAGAAGCCGACGATTGTGGCTCCGCGATCCTCGAACCACCGCAGCATCTCCTCCATCTGCGGCGTCATGCCGACGTGGCACTCGTCAACCAGCACCAGCGTCACGCGCTCATACGCCTTCGCCTTGTAGCGGCCGCTGCTGAGAAGACTGTTGCGAGAGCCGACGATGACGCGGCTGCGAAGCCCCTCGATGGATTCCGCGAAGTTCCCGCCTTGCTCGATGTCGCAGGACTCGCCGAGACGCAGCTCCAGCCGGTCGCGGTTCTGGCGCATGAGGTCGACGAGCGGCACGATGGAGAGCGGATACCGTGCGATACGGCACAGCTCTGCCATAACCTCCGTCTTGCCGCTGCCGACCGGCTGGCACACGACGATCCTGCGGTCGCCGCGCTTGGCTGACGAGCACACGCCCTCGATGGCGTTCCGCTGGTAGTCGCGGAGTGCGGCACGTACCGCAGAGCGAATCTGCTGGCGGCTCATTTGCGCACCCCCTTCGCCTTGCGCCGCTTTGGCTTGGCCTTCTTGGCCGGCTGCGACGGCTTGGCGGCTGGCGGCTCTGGCTGCGTCGGGGCAGGCAGGGACGCAAGGAAGGAGTGAGCGCTCTGGGCAACGCGGCTCATCACCTCAAGCTCGGCAAGCAGCTGGGGGAGGATGGCCTTGCAGAACTGCACGGCAGCCTTCTCTTCCAGCAAGTCCTGCTGCGCCATGAGGGCGACGACGCGGGTGTAGTCGATGAGTTTCTCGTCCATGATTTAGTTACCGGACGGGCGGGACGGCATCCGGCGTGCCGCTGAGGAGGACTCCCCGACCTGAGTGTTCAGTTCACGACGCCAGTGCGGGCTGCTTGGCCTCTTCCTTCGTCTGCTTCTTCGCGAGCTTGGCGGCGCAGTCAGCGCCCAGCAGGCGAACACGGCTGGCAGCCGCCTCCGAAAGCTGGCCTGACGACACGCCACGAGCCACCTGATCCATCACGGCGGCAATCGCCTCTGCGTCCTGTGAAGCACGCACCTTCGCCACGAGAGCCTTCTCGATGCGGGCCTCGTCGTTTGCGGCAGCGTTGGCAGCCGACTTCTCGGCCTGCTCTCCGTCGTCGTCATCGTCGGCAGCGATGCCTGCGATGGCGCACAGGGCGATCCGCTTGAGGTAGGTGGCGGTCTTCGCCAACTCCTGCGGCGGGATGCGTCCAGGCATCGGCAGGTACGACCGCTCAAACTGGCCGCTGGAATGCCGCACCGTCGTGACGAGGTGGATCGTCCCGTCCTCGCCGTACGGGTGGAACGTCTGGCTGACCGACAGCCCGTTGGCTGAGTACGCCGTGCGGATGCAGTCGAAGCACGATGCGAGGTCGGCGTAGTCCGGTTTCGGCTTGCCGTCCTTGCCCTTCTTGGCGAAGTGCGAAACCTTGTTCCGCGCGACGTTCTGCAACTGCCCGAACGCCTTCGCCATTGCAGACGAAAGCTCGTCAACGTGGTCGCTGCATGCGTTCCACACCGACATATCCATAACCTTGCTCATCTCATCCTCCCCAGAACATGCGCCGGAAACGAAAGCTCAACCACCTCGCCGTGCGTGTCCGGCAACCACCAGTCGAGGGATTCACGAAGACGAAGATCAGCCAGCGCCTTGTCCATGAGCCGCTGCCCTTCGGCAACGACGGCGTCTGGCAGCGTCACGACCTGACAGTCGTGCGGCAGCGAAGTGCTGATGACGATGAAGCGGAGCGGGGCGGGGTCCATGCCGCACGCCTCCATGCCCCTGCGATACCACGCATCTTGCAGGTGGTACTTGAAGTCGATCACCGACTTCCAAAACCCGGAGAGGATGTCAGCCTCGCGGGTCGTCTTGAGGTCGAGCACCAGACCGTCCGACGTCACTGCGTCGAAGCGGCACTTGAGGTTGTTGCCGTCCGCGTCCGTCCAGTAGACGCTGATCTCATGTTCAGCGATGCGGGCGATGTGCTCGGCTGCGGCCGGATTCGCCTTGATGGCGCGGATTTCAGCCAGGAGCTGCGCCCGCTCCTTTGGCGACACGATGATGGCGTCTGCGGGTGCCTCGTTTTCCGCCCATTTCTGCGCCTCTTTGCCTACGAGCCCTGTGGCAGTTAGGGTTTCAGATGGAGGGACGACCAGCCTTTCAAGGAAGTCGTCTCCAAACTCCATCCACAGGTGCATCAGCGTCCCGTGATCGGTGGCGCTGCTGCTGAATGGCGGAAGGGTTTTGGCGATGTACCGCTGGTAGTACAGGACGGGCGAGTCAAGGAGTGTTTTGGCTCGGCTGCATGACCTGTGCGTTTCGTTGGCGTGATATGCGTCGTTTGCCTCTCCACGACGTATGTCCGCATGCAAAACACTGGGAGTGCTGATGGACCGGACATTCGTCATGTCCGATCCGTCGGGTCCGGTTGCAAGGGCTGTAGCGATGCTATCGCCATGACCAACCATGCCGAGCTGGCCCCCAGTTTTTTGCGCTTCAACGTTGGAGCTAGCAATCATGGGGGGGCTTCCTGCCATTGCGGAGGACTATCTTCGCGAACGTGTCGTGTGTGACGCCTATGCCAAGCGGGTGCGTGCCGTTGCGGACGGGTGTCGGGAACTGGACGTAGCGTCGTGCAACGAGTTTTTACGGCGAAGGCTGTCGCAAGCCGCTCCCGTTACCGTTGCTCCGCAGCGATCCATCATCGTGTCCTTGTGGCTTTTTGCTCTTGATCGCGGCCTAGTGAAACGCATGCCGCGTGGATTGGTCAAGATCAAAGTTGCCCGCAAACCAACTCGGGCATGGACTTTAGAACAGTGCTGTACGGCTGTCAAGGGTACGTTCCAGATGGGGCGAAAGAAGCTCCGTTCAGGTGCCCCGCTTGGCCTGTTCCTGCGGTGCTGGATGCTGTTGGGGTACGAAACTGGGGCAAGGCACGCTGACATTTGGGCCTTGCGGGAGGAGGACTTTACGGATGGGGCGGTTCAGTGGTCCCAGCACAAGACCGGAGAGCCCGTCTCGAAGGTGCTGTCTCCTGCCTGCTGGGAGGCAGTGACGCAAATGCTGGCCCTGTCTCCGGACGGGACAGTCCTTAGCTGGGCCATCGGCATGGTGGGCGGCTGCAAGCGAATGAAGAAGTACCTGAAGTCGCTTGGCATGCGTGGCTCTGGCAAGTGGCTCCGCCGGTCGGGCGCCACCCACATCGAGATGCGTCAGCCCGGAAAGGCCCGAGTGCATCTCGGCCACAAGACGCCCGGCATGGCCGAGCGGTTCTACATCGACTGGTCGCAGGTCAGGAGGGACATTCCCTGCACACCGTCGCTACTCGAATAGCTGAGGGAAGCCAGTGTCCGACGTGCGCTTCTTCTTGCGAGAGGTCTTCTGGGGCTTGTCGTCCTCTCGCTTCTCGCGGACAAGCGCACGCGACACGGCTTGCCGTTCCTGCGCCCACTGCGGAACCATCGGCATAAGTTCTTCGGGGATGTAGGTCTGCGTAAACTCGCGGGTGTACGGGTCGATGCTCTCCTCGATCTGGCGCACTGCGTCGGAGAGGACGTCTCGCTTCGTGGCATCACGCAATGCCATTCCGGTCGTGCTATTGAATACAGTCCGGATGCCGCGAGACGCAATCGGCTGCCCGTCCCTGTTGTCGAGCAACGAGCGCAGCGCATACAGCGGGCGACCTGCGAACGGAAGGATTTCGACGAGCTTCTCAGCAAGCGCAGGTACGTCCGCATTGGGGTTGCCTGTCACGGAGCGCGCAATGGCGTCGAGCGTGGACGTGGACTCTCCAATCGGCCTATTGGTAAAAAGGTCTTTTCCGGCCATCAGTTCGACGCCAGTGCGCAAGGCGGGGTGCAGCTGCATGCCGATCTGACGCCCCGTTCCAGTCACTGTCCCGGCGACCGTGCCGGGTGTCTCGATCATCCCAAGCTCTGTGAATCCAGGCACCTGAAGGCCGGTCAGGTATCGCTGCGTTCCGGGAGCCGGAACGCCGCCCCACTCCTCAGGCAGCGGGAAGGCAAACCGCGAGCGCAATCCGCTGGGGATGTAGGCGTCGTCGCCTTCGTCCTGCAATGACTCGGTCGTGCGGATCAGCTGGGCGTACCGACCACCGGGCTGCTCCACCAGTTGCCGCAGCACCTCACGGAACATGCGGCTCTGGAAACTGTACCAGGGAAAAATCCGCCGCAGCACGGTCTTCTCTAGCTGCGAAAGGCTTGATGGGTCCACGTGGGCGCGCTTCATCGCCTTTGCCGCAGCGGACGGATCGTAGCCCTGCTTCATGAGAGCAAGGAACCCGCTGATGCGGTTGATGCCATCCGAGAGTGAGTTGAGTTGCTCGCCTGCACGCAAGATTGGGTTCTTCGTTTCGGCCAACGGGCGCAGATTGGAGCGCCACTGCCGGAAGTTGTTCCAGCCCCAGCCCTTCGTGAGTTCGCCAGTGATGGTGCCGAACGTGATCGGAGTGGTTCCCGGCAGCTGCCCAAGAGCACCACGCCCCACGACGCTGCCGCCGATCTCGAATCCGTTCTGGGCGCCCACCAGTCCGTTGCCGGCGATGTCTGCATAGAACTGCTCCAGCCCGTCGTCGCCGGCGTAGCGAGGAATGCCTTGCAGAGTTCGCAGAAAGCGTTGGCTCTGCGGCCCCTCCTGCATGAGAGCGCGAGTGGCAAGCACGGCGTCGGAGTCGAGCGCACCCTCAAGCCAGTTGCTGATGGCTCCTGAATAGAGATCGCGTGTTGCTCGTGCGGGCCATGTGAGAATTGCACCCTTCCAAGCTTGCGTGTAGTGATCGAGCCAGTTGAGCAGCGATTGGGATGCCTCGCCAGTCTCGAACGCATCGCGGGCACGCATGAGCCGATTGATGTGCTCTTCTGGAACGCTGATCTCGGAGAGCTTGATCTGGTCTGGGTCAACACCACGAAGCCCGGCGATTCGCTCTCGCATCTGGCGAGCCGCGCCAACGGCGTCGTCGTCGTAGCTCTTGACGCCAAGACGATTCAGCGCTTCCTGCATCGAGATGTGCCGGCCGCCCTCGATCGTGTCGTACGCCCCATCCTTAGCGAAGGACGCCAGCGAGTCGTACATGACGCCGGCCGTCGCCATGCTCTCGTTCCTGCCACGCATGTACGACCCAATCATCTCCGTCGGATGCTGGCCGAACAGCGGAGACTTCTGCGTCACCTCGTCCGGAAGTCTGTTCAGCACGCGGGCGAGACGCTTCATCTGGTCAAGCTCAAGCGGCGGCTGGCCGGGCTGCACCAGCGGAGAGAGCTTGTTGAGGAGATACTGCGCTGCATCCTCGTCGGTTGTCAGCGCCCGTTTGGCGCCGGCTACGTTGGCGTCCCGAGACAGGTCGATGATCGTGTCCCGCCCGCCGGGCAGTTGCATGGCGTCCGTACGCCGCAGCATATCGCCCGTGAAGGTCGTCAAGACCTCCCCGAGCTTCCGGTTCCGCCTTGCTTCCATCTCGAGGACGGCCTCTGCCCGGCGGGGCAGGTAGTCGATGCCGTACTTGTCGGTCAGCTCTGCGGCCGACAGGCCCATGCGACGAGACTCGGCAAGGTAGTCCTGTCGGTTGTTCACCCACCAGTCGGCGTACTCCTTGAGCGCCGGACGGCTCTCGACGTATGCCACGTCATCAGCAGTGCGTGCGGCGCTGCCTTCGAGGTATCTCCCAAGCGCCCGGTTCCCGTCCTCGCTGAAGACCTCCGGATTCTCTTTGTAGAGCTTGGCGAGGTGATACGTGTGGGCCGCAGTAGCAATGCCGCCGGCCTTCTGGCGAGCCTCGAAGTTGGCGATGTTCGTCAGCTGCTCTTCGGCATCGAGCTTGCCCCACACCCGCTGGTCGAACGCCGCCGCCATGCCTCTGCCGACCGGGCTCCAGCGGTAGGCCTGCCCGATCGTGTCGAGGACGTTGGCGTACTGGTCCCCGAAACCCTTGCCAAAGATGTCGGCTGTGATGCTTGGCTGGCTGAGCGGCAGGCCGAAACCGACCGTCTTGGCGAGCGGCTCGTTACGCAGCCGCGCCAGCTCGTCAGGCCCAAGCACGCCGAGCAGTGCATCCTCTGCCGCTTTTTGCGCAGCGTCGTCTCCGGCGTAACGGATGGCATCGTCAAGCGTGCCAGCCCGCATCGACGTGCGAGTACCGTACAGCGGCCTGCCGACCACTGCCGGGTCCATCGTGCTGATCGTGCGGCCAGAGTCTTCCAGCGCCTTCAGCGTCCGCTTGGCAACGCCAGGAATGTCGCCAGACCGCACGGCACCTGTCGAGATAGCCTTGCGAGTCATGGCGGCTGGGAGCGCATCTGCGAGGCCAGCCTTCTTGAGAGCCTGACCGGCAGCGGTCACGGCCTTCGTCGGCCCAGTCACCATCGAGAGCGGGTCGGTGACGATGTCGGTGGCGAGGCCCGCTGCGAAGTTGCCCCAGTTGTCCTGCTGGGAAATCAGCCCGGCGTCTCGCAACATCTCGCGGCCAGTGACTCGCTCTCCCGCCTTGCCGGTCAGCAGGCCGCGAAAGTAGTCGCCAGGAGCGGAGAGGGCATCTCCGATCCGGGATAGGGTGCCGCCAGTGACGGCGCCGATCTCGCGCAGGACGGAGTCACGCATCTCTGGCGTGACGTCGATCTGGCTCGCCGGCTGGTCGGCCAGCGCAGCCTCATCGAACAGCGGGATGTAGCCGGCGGGACGCCTTCGCGAGGGCGGCTGGTCGAACAAGTCCATGCACCGCTACCTCACTTGCCAGTGCCATACGCCTGCGGAGGAACGCCACCGCCAGTCAGCCCCTGAACGACCCCCTGAGCCCACCCAAGCCACCCGGCCACATTCCGCTGTGCGTTCTCTGCGGAACGACGGCCGGCATCCTGTGGCGTGCCGACCTCTTTGTCGTACACGGCATTCGCTTGATCTTCCGTCAGTCCCATCACGGACTGCGCCCACTGCAACCAAGCGCCGCGACCCTCCTTCAGCTTCGCCCGCATGACCGTCGCTACCGCAGGATGATTCGGGTCGGTTGTCGCAAACCGCTCAACCAGCACGTCGTTCACGGCCTGCGGAATCTGCTCCGGAGGATAGCCAGCCTTCTGGAAGATGAGCGTCAGCTGCTGCGCCTGCTGCGACGGCTTGCCAAGCGCCAGCGCAGACTCGATCTCCTTGTTCATCTGCGCAGCCAGCGTCTGCGGATCATTCCCAGCCTGCCCAGCCATCTGGGCCTGGATGCCAGCAAGCTCTGCGGCGCTGCGACGGTCGGACATGCCGGCGTCAATGGCCCGCATGGCAAGCATCGGCTGGCCCATCATGCTGTAGGCAGCGGCCTGTGCCATCGGGTCGCCGCTGCGGACGGCCTCTGCCAGCGAGCGGATCATGAAACCACGAGCACGCTCCGGGTTCGCCATGTCTCGCCCAAGCGCCTGTCCGGCGACTCGGTCGAGATGGTTCTTCCACGACTGCTGCTTCTGGCGTGCCTGAAGCTCCATGCGGAGGTCGCGAATATGCGCCATGCCGCCGGGAGTGCGCACAGCAGCGGAAAGGGCTGCCTCTTCTTCGGGCGTAATCACGCCCGCGTATGCACGGCGCATGCTGATCGCTTGGTTGTTCAGCTGCTGTGGCGTCAGCGTGGCGTCGAACTGGTCCCTCCCGCGCTGCCGCTGAGCGGCGTCTTCAACGTAGACGAACCCGCCCATGCCATTGTCGCGGACGCCGAGATACTGGCCCAGCTTGTCGTGCTTGGCCTTCTCGCGCATGACATCTGCACGGAGCAAGTCCATGTCGTCGCCGTACTGGGTGGCGTCGATGCCGTACGCCTGAGCCAATGCCACGACGTGCGAAGGCGAGCCCGGCCCCTGGTCGGCGGCGATCTTGTCGGCCTCTGCAACGAGCGTTGGGTTCGGGGCGCGTCTGGCCTGCGAGCCATCAGCGCTCATCGAGAAGCTGCCGCCGAACTGGCCCATCGGCACTTCCGGGCTTTCGGCGTTCTGCTGCATCGTGGCCCGCTGCTCGGGCGTGTACTGGCGTGCGGCACGCCCTTCGGGCAGTGGCTTGCCAGCGGCCTGCCTGTTCTGGGCAAGAGGGCTATTCGTCTCCGGCGGAAGAGATGGGTCGCGGCCGATCTGCATGCGCGGCGTGGACTTCGCGGACGCACGCATGGTCGCAGCCCGGTCCTGCGGAGGAAGCTCCCCGAAGTTCTCGCTCAGCCAGTCGTCGTACGACATGGTGCTGGAGTGGCCGCCACCCTCGTACTTCTGGCGAAGCGCAGCCTGCTCCTCAGGGGCAAGCTGGCGGAACGTGTCCTGCGTCGTGACCTGCTCCTCTCCGGGCAGGACGCCAGACGGTGCGGGCGGCATGGCGGCAGGAACCACCGGAGCGGCGGCAACCGGCTGGCCGGCGTCCTCAGGCAGCGTCTCGGGCCGTCGGGCCACAACGCCACCCCGCCTCTGGCCGGCTCGCAAGTCAGACATGATCGCCATCGCTCAGCTCCGGTACGTGTAGTTGAACATCGTGTTGTAGGCCGGAGCCCCTCGCGAAGCCCGCGCTCCGCGAATCCGCTCCAGAGCCCGCTCAATCGCGTCCTCAGGCGACACGGCCGACGCAGGCGCAAGAGCGCCGGCCTGCGCCCCTACAGGGATATATGGCACTCCACCGCCGTCGCCTGGACCCCCGCCTCCGGGAATGTCGATTGGGCCAGTGAGGTCAGGCTTCGACAGGTTGGAAATCAGAGTGGCACCACCAATGACGGCCCCAGCACCAAGCCCGACACGCCCCAATGGGAATCGCCACTTGTCCTTCTTTCTGGCGTCGGTTCCGTCCTTCTGCGCGTCCGCTTTCTTGGCCGCACCGTCTGGAGTGGCGGTATCGGCAGAATCGGCTGTTTCCGCTGCATCGTCGGCCGCTTGTCTGGCCGCAGCCGGCGGGTCGTCAGGGGCGTCAATGACCTCTGCGTCGTCGGCCCCAAGCGAGCGAGGGGAGGTCGCGTCTGGTGCAGGCGTTGCGGCAGCCGCATCATCGGCCGCATCCACCACCTCGCCGCCATCGACCCCAATGATCTTGACCTTGCGCTGCGGTCGCACCACGCGGCCGGCGTCGTCGATCTCGGCGGGAGCGTAATTTCTCAGCCCCTTGCCATCGAGCGTCTCGGCGGCCCACTCCTCGAACGTCATGCCAGGACGGACGCCCATGATCCAGACGTCCCGATCGTTGTGCGGGATGCGCTGCGGCTTTTGCTTGGCAAACCACGCCCGCCAGAGAGACTCAAGCTGCTGGGGCGTGTACGCATCGGCGTCGTTGGGGGCGTCCACGACTTCCGCCGTAGAGTCGCCCCCCTGACTGCGTGCGGCAGCAGGCGTGCGGTCGGGGGCGTCGATGACGTCGGGGTCTTCAATCGGCATGTTGGACGCCAGCAGGGCTTCGTCTTCAGGAGACAGCACCGTCTCGGGGGCAGAGAAGTCTTTGGTCGACGTAGTTGCCGGCTGAGCGCCACGCACGTTGTCGCGCGGGTCGGGGCCAGCTACGGCCTTTTGGTTCATGGTGCCCTCAGGCCATGCACCTTCCTGTCGCGGAATGGCGCTTGGGTCTTGCGAAGTGGCAACGCCTTCTGCGGCAGGGTCGGCGGCAGGGGCCGCATCGGCTCCGGTCACTGGCTGGACTTGCACGCCGTCATCAGTCTCCACCAGACGCACGGTGGGTGCGGATCGCGCGGCGTCCCCGAATTCGCGCTCAACCTGCGTGATGATGCGCTCTCTGGCGGCTTGGTAGGCGGCACTCGTGGGGTCAGGGCCAAAGATGTCGCCCTTGTTCATCGCCTCGTCCACAGCCTCCGCCGCCGTGAATCGACGGCCGGTAGCTGGGTTGATGAGCGTCAGCGGATTGGGGCCGTTGAACAGCGACAGAACGGCAGACCGAACGCGGCTGTCCTGCGGATTGCCGCCAAGTCGGCCGTCACGGAGCGGCGCGCCGGGCTGGCGCAAGTCGTCGGGATCAGCCGCCCAGTTCGGCCGGAAGTCTTCGTCCAGCAGCTCCGCAGCGTCGTCGCCAAACATCTCGATGGCTTCGTCGCGGATAGCGGCGGCATCCAGTGGGTTCATCGCGGCGTTTGCCCGCCCGACATTGTCGGCTGCCTTCGGCCGGAAGCCGGCGATGGTGGCGAGCAGCTGGTTGTACGTCTCTCTCTGGCCTCCTCGATTTAGCTGCGAGTCGCTGAGCCCGCGATAACCGCGCTCAATGCTGTACTGCTCAGGCACGGCGTCGGGGTTGCGCAGCCACTCCTTAGGCACGCGGGCGGGCTGGCCGGTGGACGGGTTGATGACAAGTGCGCCAGTGCTGGCGTTGATGACTCGGGGCGGGAACAGCTCGTCTTCCATTTCCCCCAGTCGCCGGATGACACTTCGCGCAGACTCGACCTGCGCCGCAGCCGCAGCGACGTCGTCGGCAGTGGTTTGCGCCGTGCCAGACGTGCGTCCAATCTGGGCGAGACGCAGCTCGTACACGGCCTGTCTCAGCTCGCCCTGCGCCTCGTCCATCGCCGCCTTCAGCTCTTGGGCCTGAAGCACGGCGGCATCGTCGCGGGTTGACGTGCCTCGATCGCCGGCAGTGCGGCTCTCGAATGGCGTTCCAGGCTTGCTGCTGTTGCCCTTCATCCAGAGAGGAAGCCGGCGTGCGGCCTGCTCGTCGGCCGGGTCGAGGCCAGCAGCTACAAGGCGTTGGTCGCGAGTCAGAAATGCGCCGGGAGCGCGGGCATCGGCCTGCTCTTGTCGCTCGCGAAGCAGGGCCGTCGCGTCGGCTCCGTCCGGAGCCTTCGGCATGTCAAACTCGTCGCGCACGACGGGCGAGATTTCAGGCGTGCGAGCCCCCTGCGGAATAGTCGGCGCCTGCGGGGCCGGACGGCCAGCCTCAAGCAGTTGAGCCTGCTCGGCGCTGTACGTTTCGTCAGTGCCAATGATTGCCCTGCGAAGCTCCTGCTCGACCTGCCGTCGCAGCAGGAATCGCGAGCGGGCGTCGTTGACTTGCTCGGACGTAAACTGCCCGCTGGAAATGCCCTGCCGCAGCTGCTCGCTCAGGGCGGCCTGTCGCTCCGAGTCTCCGACGCGCTTGGCGGCGTCAATGTCCATCAGCATCGCATCGACGTCATTGGCAGGAGCGAGCGCGCGCGCCATCTGATTCGGCACAAACACCGGCTCGGCCTGGTTGCCATCGAGCATTCGTGACACGAATCCACGCGCCGAAGTGGGGTCGTCGGCGCCTTGCCCAGAGAGCCGCTGAAGCACGGCGGCACGTTGCTCCGGAGGCAGCTCGCCAAACACACGCGACAGCGCATTCCAGTCGCCTTCGGGTAGCTGCCCCTCAATGAGCGAGCGAGCGACGGCTACGTTCTCTGCTGCGAGGGCAGGATCAGCTGTTCGTCGGCCCGGCGCCTGCGATGCCTCGACCGCCTGCGCCGCATTGTCGATCTGCTGGGCGGCACGGAACTGCGGGTCTTCGCCGGCAATCTCGGCCAAGCGGGATAGCCGCGTTTTTCCAGTATCGGGGTCTGGAATGGTAAGGGCAGGCATGATCTCAGAAACCATCGCCTGCTCTTCTGGGGAGAGCTTGGAGAACTGGCGGTACAGGCGGCGAACGGTGCCCTGGCTGAGCGACTCGCCCGGAGCCTCAGTCGTTGCCTGGAAGATGTCGCCAGCCAGCTTCTCCAGCGGGTCGATCTTCTTTGTGTTCGGCTTGAGATTGGGGGTGCCGTCTTCGATCTCGACCGCAGAGGCGGCGAGGTTGTCGGCTGGTGCGGCAGAGGTGTCCGTCAGGTCGCCGGGAGTAACCACGCCGACGACGTTGCCTTCAACGTCCACGACGGTGCCGTCCTCGTAGACGAACGTCTGGCCGTCACGGCGAACAGCAGGGCGCCCTTCGGCGTCAGCAAATCGGCCGGCGCCAACCTGAAGTGGCGGGCGCTGCGGCATGCCCTCTGGGGCCGGAGCAAGTGCGGGCGCAGCGGCCGGCACATCGGCAGGAATCTCCACCGGATCGGGATCGAGCACGACGCCATAGGAAGGCGTGGGCGGGGCAGGGGCCGCAGACGTCGGCCGAGCGACCATGCCGCCCTCCGCAGCTGCGCGGGTCAGCTCTCGCTGCATCTGCTTGATGCGATCGAGCCGGCCAGCGGCCGGAAATGCAGCGCCAACGACTGAGCGGCCAGGGACTGCCATCACTCACCCCGCTTCTTCTTGGCCGGCTCGCTAGCGTCCTCGCTGACCTGCGAGTCCTCCTCGCCTTCTCCGTCGTCCTCGCCAAGATCGAACGAGATGTCGTCCTTCTCGACGGGCACGCCCTTCGCCTTGCCGGTGTGCTCCTCGTGCAGGTCGGCCAGCGCCTCGCGCTCCTTGTCGGCCTTCTCGGCTTCCTTGTCGCCGGATGGCTTGCCGCGCTTAGACAGCAAGCTGCGGATGTACTCCCGCAGTGCCGGCGCGTTCATGCTGCTGAGCACCTTCTCGTCGAGGTCGTTCGAGTCCTTGCTGTCTGCCACTGCGAATCTCCTTACTGAAACAAGCCGCCGAGAAGCGGGGTGTAGTCCAACTGAATCTGGTCGAGTCCGAACTGGCCGCGACGGCGGGCCTCATTCAGGTCTTGTCGCCATCCCTGTCGAGCCAGCCGCTCCATTGCGTCGCTGTTGCGCAGGTTGTCGAGCAGGCCGGCGTTGCTGAGCTGCTCGTTTCGCATTGCTGTGTCGTATGCCATCTGTGCGTTGGCGTTGGCGGCGGAGGCGCCCATCTCCGTTTGGGCAGCCTGCATGCGCGCCTGGACGTCAGCGCCTGCCTGCGCCATATCAGCACGGTATTGCTGGCCCTTGCCTCTCGATACGCCCGCGCGATCCATGTCCTGCATCGCCATCTTTCCGGCGCCGGCCGACGAGGCGAGCTGATTGCTCGCGACGTCTTGCACCTTTCCATCGTTCAGCATCGGCGGGCGATAGCCGTACGATGGCGAAGACTGCTGGCGAGTCGGCCGTGCAGTCAGCCCACGCAGCGGAGACGGCTGCGACTTCGGCAGCGAGAGGTCGGCTCCAATAGCCACTAGAAGTCCCTCGCCATGTTGTTCAGAAGCGCCTGTTGCAGCGACGTCTGCCGGCGCTTGTTGAGGGCGGCATAGTCAAAGGCCATCGACGTGTCGAACACGTTCTTCCGCGACTGCATGTCGCCCTGCCGGGTGCGAATCTGGGCGTCGCTCTGGAGCCGGCTGGCCTTGTTCTGGGCGTCCCGCTGGCGGAACTGGCTGTCGGCCTGCATCTGCTGCACGCCCATCTCTTGATTCTGCTTCTCCTTGTCGAGGTTCAGGTTGGCCGCCGCCGACATTGCTTGGCCGTACCCAAACGCCCCTGCATCTCCCTTCCGGCTCAGGCCGGAGAGAAGGCGACCGCTCGGATTGAAACCGACTGCCTGCTGGTACATCAGCCGATCCTTCTGGGGGCACCAAGAAGACCGCCGAGAATGCCAAGCTTCTGGCGCTGAGTTTCGGAGTCGTACTGACGGCGCTTCTGCTCTTGCTGGAGCAGCCCCATCTCGTTGTTCTCGCGCTGCAGGTCACGCCCGTAGGCGCCAGCGATGTTCTCGCCCTGCGCGATAAGGTCCGGATTGTTGGACTGCAACATTCGGGCGACGTTGCCATACGGCGTGTAGCCAAACTGCTTCATCTCTCATCTCCTACGCGAAGTAATCAGCCCGCATCGGGTCGCCGGTAATCACGTGGGCGCCCGGACGCTTGCCGTCTTTGGATTGCTTGCGTGCAGCCGGAGCGGACGGGAGCTGCACGTCTGGCTTCACCGCATTTGGGTTCTGCGGAGCACCGCCGGCGATCGGCCGGGCCACTGGCATGCCTCCGCCTCCGGCGTTGCCACCAGCCGGCTGCATCTTGGTCGCAGCCTCGAGGTACTTGAGGTCGGCGTGCTCTCCGCCAATCACCGGGCCGTCAGCGTTCGACGAGGAGTTCGAGCTGTAGCTCGACATGCGCACCGGCTCGATGCTGTTGAGCGAGCCAAGCAGGTCGCGGATGCGCTGCCCCGCCGCGATGGCATCGCCAGGATTGCCGTCGTAGAGCGCCTTGTACCGGCCTGCGTTCGTTGCAGACGCCTCGTTCTGGCGCTTGCGGATTTCGTCGAGTCCGCTGTAGTCCAGGCTGTAGCTCTCGCTGCCGCTGGAGCTGGAGCCGGGAGCCTTGTAGCTGGTGATATGCGACGGAAAGATCATCGGTGCCCTCTCGCTGGATTTATGTCCGCGAGGGGGCTCCCGACCGGCGATTTACGGCCTGCTCGGCCCAGAAGGGGTCGCTTTCCCCCATTTTCCAATGGGGCACTCTTGGTCGGCCCACGAGAGCTTGGAGACGTACTGCCGCTCCCTGACGATTGGGCAGCCGCATTTGGTGCAGGCGTTGTCTTTCAGGAACTCGCAGGCCCGGCAGATGTCGTGCCGACGCAGGATTTCCTCGTCACTCGCCATCGGCATCCCTGCGGCAACATGCCCAGCTGTGGCGACGGCGAAGTTCTTCACCTTCGTCAGGAACGAAGGGGCGTCGGTGCGGGTGAGGTCGGGGGCGGGTTCGAGGGGCTTCGGCTGCGATGGCACGAATCCCGGCTTCGGCGCACGCGGGTACGCCGGATGGTCAACGTCTACGGTGATCTGATCGCCGTCTTCGCTGACGATGCACGGCCGCACTTCGTCTAGCGTGTAGCCGCGTTGGCGGCAGCGGGCGGCAAGGTGTTTGAGTTCGCAGGAGATCATGGGAGCGGGTTGCTGCTGTCGCACCGAGACTTGGTAAAGGCCCATATAAGCGGGGGCGGCAGGGTCATGGATAGTTCGCCAACCCAAGTGCAGCCTTGGAATTGCGGGCGTCCATCGTTGCTCATACTTAGCCCGTGCTGGGGCGGCACGCACAGGCCGGGCTCGTCATCGGGGGCCACCCAAGGGGCGTCGGTTGAATCTGGATTCTCGCCGCCGTAAAGAGATTCCCACGACACATACCCAGTTGCCAACGCCGCGCTTCTTGCCTCCTCGTAGGTTTCAAACGGCCCAACTTCCCCGCCGACATTGTAGAGTCCAGAAATCGCAAGGTTTATGCCGTTGCCGATGAGGTCGTTGCATTCCGGCGGGTCAAAAGGCGGAAGCGCGATGTATTCGCAAGTTGCCTGGTGTAGATACCACTCTGTCACGCACTCGCACCCAGGCGGGCAGGGGCACGGGCCTGAGCATGGCGGCGGCACGCACTGCTCCTCGCACGCTGCCGCCGTTGCGAATGGGCCTCCCGCCGTCAGCGACGGCGACGAGCACGGGCCTTGCTGGCAGGACTTGCTTGGCAGCGGAGCGTTCGGGTCGAGGCTCGGCTCCGAGTCGTAGCAGCAGTAATACTGGCATGGCGGAGGTGTTGGGCACGCTCCTTCGCACGACTCGAATGGGCCAGAGTGCGCGCCTTCGCCTGTCTCGTCTTGGCGGCACTCGTAGGTTGGATTCCCACACGGATCGGTTCCGTTCGTGAAGCACCAGTACGGAAACTCGCACGGCTGCGGAGGCGGGCACGCCCCCTCGCATGACTCGAACGGCCCTGAATGCGCGCCTTCGCCTGTCTCGTCTTGGCGGCACTCGTAGAGCGGGTTGCCGCACGGATCAAGGCCGGCCGGGAAGCACCAATACTTCGGCGGCGGCGGCGGTACGCAGCACCGGCAGGCGGTTGCAAGCGCTCCCGCAGCCGTCCTAAGCAGCTTTCCGCCTATCGTTGCCAGCTTCACGCTGGTGGCTCCTCAGGGCAGTCGTCCGTCTCGATTAGACCGGCCGGCCCGGCGACAGCCCCTAGCACGTCCACTACTGCGCTGGAGATGGCAATGCCGTCCTCGCCGAGCACGACGCCGGAAATGACCTGCTGGCTAACCACAGGGATCACCTCGATGGACGGCTTCGAGTATGACCACGTCTCGATGTCTCGATAGCTCACGACAAGGCCGCGCCCCTGCTGGTATTGGATGTCGCTCACGACCCGCACTTTCTGCACGTTGATGAGCTGGAGCTTCCAGATGGCCTCGCGCTCGGTCTGCTCGATAAAGAACCGGAGCCGGCCGTCATCGCCACCGCCTGCCTCTGCTCGAAGGCTTTTGCCGATCAGCGTGTTGGCGCGAGGCTCGATGAAGGCGCAGTCGCCGTTGCCACGCAGGCGCAAGTCCACTCGCACTGCGTCGCCCTGCGCATTGGTGTCCGTGTAGGCACCGCCAGCTACGCGGAATGGCGCTTGGTCGCGTTGCGGCGAACGCTCGACAAGGACGGCAGGCTCTGGCTCCGGCTCGCGCCTCCCCTCGCTGCCGGCCACATTGGCCTGAGTCTGGCGATGGTCTGGGTCGCCAGCCCGGAAGTCGAGATTCTTCAGTGAGTGCTTGCGGTCGTCCGGCGTGACGAGCCGCAGGTTGCTTGGCGTGCGATCAACCTCCACGTCGCCGGCGTGACGCAGCGTCTGCACGGCATTGCTGAGCACGTTGGCGATCGTGGTGGCCGCGTCGGCCGGAAGGCCAGCCCCCACGAGAGACGCACGAATCTGGCTGCCCTGTAGGCTGAAGCTCATTCGGCGGTCCCCATGACGTCAAGTTTGTAGAACACAACCGGGTCTGTGTTCCGGCGTGCCCCAACCAGCTCGACGGCGACGTATCGGTCGGCAGAGGCCACGTCGTCGATAGTGCGGCCGGCGAACATGGCACTCGCCACGCCGGTGTCCTCGCCGTGCTTGAGCGTATTGGCCGCCATGTCGAGGCGGGCTGCGCTATCCACAACATCGGCCGTGAAGCCGACGCCTCTGTTTCGGGCTGCGACGTTCCGGCGCGGAGCGGGCGAGTTGTTGTAGTAGAGCCGCATCGACAGTGGGCACGACCGACGTTGCGGGGCGTAAAGCAGGCTGATGTTCCGCGACGACACGGACGCTGCCTTCGGGTTCTGCGCGTCAGACGGGTACTCGGCGCAGCCCGTCTTGTAGCGGTAGGTCGGATGCAGCGGGGTGTCTGCGGAGTTCGTCGTGGCCGTGTATTCCGCCACAGCGGTGACGCCACCATCAGACTCCGGATCGGAGACGACGAGAGAGCCGCTTGCGTATCCGTATCCCGGAGACAGAATCCAGATGGCCCTTATCTTCCCGTCGCCATCCAACACGGCCTGGAATTTGGCGCACGACCCGCCTCGTGCCGTCACGGTTGGGGGCGACGTGTAGCCAGAGCCGGGATTCGTAATCTTGACGGACACGACGGCTCCGCGAGCCATGTCAAGGTGGCCGTCGTCGAGCGTGTACAGTCCTCCAGGCGTGCCGAAGACGCACCTGTAGTCTCCAGTCGTCAGGAGCGCTTGCGTTGCGCACTGGATGCGGGAAGGGTAAGTCTCGATCCACCACGCCTTCGACGCCAGCGAATAGCAGAGCGCCGCCGTCGGGAACCCGTCCGAGCCATCGCCACGCAATGCGACAAACGCCCGCAGCGTATTGGTCGTTGGGTCGATTGTCAGGAACGGCCACGTCCGCTTGCCAAAGTCGATGCGGCTGCGGAACATATCCTCGATTGCTTCCGACAGCCCTTCGACGCGGCCTCCCGGCGAGATGGCGTAGATGCCGTACTGGTCGAGCACGTAGCACACGCCGTCGTGGATGCCCCAGCAGCGCTGGTTCAGGGCGCCTCTGTGGGCGATTGGCACCACCTGAGCGTCCAGCACCGGCTGCTTCGAGAACGACAGTGAATAGGCGTGGCGGGCCTGCATGATAAGCAGGGTGGGGCCAAAGGGAATGAGCGCCGAGATGGCATCCGCATCGACTGTGTTTTGTTGCAGGATGATCTCGTTGATGTCCGGCACGCTCTCCGGCTCGTCGACGCCAGAAAACAGGACGGTGTTTGGCTGCTTTCCTCCCGTGTCCACGCCGTACCAAAAGCGGTCCTGAAACCGCACGACCACAGCCTTGTCGCTGGGAGGCGGCGTGAATCGGTTGGCGTTGATGCCGCCGTTCGGCAGCACGATGGGCATGGCGGCATAGCCAGCCCTATCCGGGTCGCGCAGCTCATCGTCTGTCAACGTGTCGCTGTGCAGGCCGCCGGCGAGAGTCGCCACTCGGTAGAGCGTCGTGGCTTGATTGCCGGTCGTTCGCCACAGCTCGACGGATGTCGCTCGTCCGCCGGGCGTCAATGACGGCACGGTCCATGCTAGTCCAGCGACTCCTTCGCCGGCATCCACCTCACGCACTGGCGAAAGGCTGCTTGGAATAGGCCCGCCAGCGGATTCCGGCGTGTCGTCGATGTATCTGTAGTAGCACTGATACTTTCCGCGCAGGTGCGGTCGCGCAACAGCGAACGCCTCCGCACCGCCGGCAACTGCCTCGATCTTGGGGGGCGTCTTGTATCCACCGCCTCCGTTCTCTAGCGTGACCTCCACGATGCGGCCGCCGGCAACGCGGCACGTGGCGTATGCTCCGAAGCCGGATGCGCTCGTGATCTTGATTTGCGGCGCGACGACATAGCCAGAGCCGGCATTGTCGATGCGGATGCCGGTGAGGCTGTAGCCTCGAGACTCGGTGTTTGCTGGATTGCCGGCCGTGTACCCTTCAATGACGATGGTGGCCTGCTCGCCAGCAATGGAGTCGATCTCGACGCGCACTGTGCGTGCGTCGGAGTATCCGGCCCCGATCTTGTGAGGGCTTGCGGCCTCGACCTGAGTGGCTCCCTCCCAGCGACTCCAGGGGGGCGTCTCGCCGCCGCCACTACACGACTGCACCCACGTCGACCCATTCCACACGAGTCGCAGTACAGCACCAGCCCCGCCGGACGCCCCAGTAACACGATACGTGATGGTCCGCGTGTAGTCCGGCTCGCGAGGGGGCGGGCAAAACCCGCAGCACACAGCCCCGTTTCCTATCCGCGTCCTCACGTACCCGTACGTGGAATGCACAGTGAACGTGCCGTCGCCCGTGATCGGCAAGTCGACGCCAACGCAGTTCGTGGCTGCAAATCGCGGCTCGTTTCCGCCACCGCACGCTGCGGCGCTGCTCGTGTCAGCTGGCTGCGACACGACCTCCCACTGCGTGATGCCGGTGTATGGGTTGTTGGCTGGGTCGGTGACGGACGGCCCGGTCGTGATCGGAGTTAGGACGGCCCCCTTGCCGTGCGAGTCACCGAGCACCCCGTTGGGCGGAGCGGCGTATCCCTTGCCGCCATCGCTGACGACGATCTCGGAAACGCCAGACTGGTTGAGGTACGCGGCCGCCTTTGCGGCGCGAAACTCGGGAGGCGTTGCTCCTGGCGGCAAGAGAACTAGGTCGTTGAACCCGCTGGACGCCTGCTCGAACGTCACGGTGGGGGCTGAGTAGTACACGGCTCCAGGCCGCGTCACGTCCACGCGGGCGATGTAGTACGCCACCGGCGAGATGGTGGAAATCTCAGGGGCTGCCTCCGGAGCGATAAGCCCCGCCAGCCTGGACGTCGTGCCGTCAATGCGGATCGGCTTCTTGCCTCCGCCCTGAACGACAATGACTTCTCCGTAGCGCCCCTGAGCGCACGAGATGGGCCGATCCGGAGAGAAGGAACCTACGCTCATGTTTCGCACAGCTCCGACTCGCGAACGTCGGGTGGCAGCTCGTCGTCACGAGCCACACCGCCATCAACAACAGACAGCTTGCCGCTGACCGGGCACCCGGCAACCGAATCGACGACGAACGGCCACTCAGCAGTGTCGGACTCGCCGCCATCCAGCGCCTCGACAAGCGGGTTTCGGGGCTGCGGCTCTGGCGCGTCTTGGGCGGCTCCGTACCTCCCGTCGGCGTAGCGGTGCGTGTACGAGGTGGCAATCTGCCCTGACGCGACGGACAGCTGCGGCTCAAATCCGACGGAAGGAGCTGCGGCCGGCGCAATGCCACCGAGCACAATCACCGTTCCGTCTACCCGCTGCGCTATGACAGCTGTTCCTGAAGGAAGCTGCACGGCGTGGCAGTGGACGATGGACGACCTGTCCTCTGGCGAGACAGCAAGCGGCCGCATGCCTCCGCGAGACTGAAGCTGTCCCGGAATGGAGCAGTTCAGGTTGACCTGCTCGACAGCAGCGCCGGGAGGCAGTGCAAACGGACTTGCGTTGGTGACAAGCCCAGCCCACGAGTCTGCGCGCATCGCTTAGACCCCCGTGTCGGGCTGGCTGGGCGAGTAGTACCCCATTGCTCGCGGCGTTCCCCACGAGACAGCATCCACCTCCGGATAACGCCCAATGCCTTCTCGGCGGCCGGCGATCGGGGCGGGGGAGTCGGCCTCGAATGCCATGCGCAGGTCGCGATTGTAGACCGCCAATGCGCCCTCCACGTTCTTGCCGAGCATCTTTGCCAGCCACACCTCCGCCCCAGAAAGCAGTGCCGTGAACATGCTCTCCGAGACGTCGAGTCGATCGCTGACGACGGTGCGTGCGCCAGCCGGCGGCGTGCCGATCAAGCTTCCGGCTACGCCGAGCACCTCTTCGGCCGTGTACGGGTAGATTCCAGACGGCCCCTCAGGATGATGCGTAGCTGTGCCATACCGCTTGACGGCGCCAGGCGCTGAAGTGGCGTCCAGAGTTCCGTTGCGACAGATTTCCTCGAACCCCATGTACTTCAGGGGCAGCGGCTTGCGCCGGAAGGTGATGTAGTACGTCTTGCCGCTCTCAATCGGAGTTGGATTGCCGGCGATCTTGAGCCTCCACCTGTCGGGCTTGGTTGGGTCCGGTACGACAGTCCAGTAGACGGCGGAGCCAGGGGCGAGGCTCTCGGACTCGAGGATGCGCCATTCTCGCGGCGTGATGTACGACACGGCCGTCGTGCGGTCGGGCGTGATGAGCCCGTCCACAGTCTTCACGTTCGCAGGAAGTACGTACTCCTTGCCGTTGGTGCCGGAGACGGCCGCCGGAAGCGGAGCCTCCGACGAGAGCCAGTGCCACTCACGGCAGTGCATCAAGTCGCGGTACGCATGGTGCGCCGCCGAACGCAGCAGGCGATGCTCGCTGTCCTGCGAGCCTCCGCCTACGGAGTTCATGAGGTACTCGACGATGTCTTGAGCTGCGTAGTACACCAACCGCCTCCATGCCTAGCTGGCTACACCGGACGTGGGGCTTGCAGCGCTAATGCCTGCCGAATTGACCGCGAGCACGCGGAACGTCGCCGCGTTGGCTCCGCCGGGACGGCTGCGCAGAAGCGCGGGGTCGATAAACGCCGTGAGCCGCGTCAAGTTAATATGGTTGGCGAGGGTGGCCAAGCCGTCCGACGTCTGGACGATGTACGAGGTGATGGGAGCGCCTCCGTCGTCCGTAGGCGCTCCCCACGAGACAAGTATCCTTCGCGGATTGCCCGGCAGCGCCACTTGGCTCCACATGGCGCGAACCCACGCCGGCGCTCCAGGCGGCGAGGCGGCAGGCGTGACTGGTGGGCTCCACGCGGAGTACGCCTTTGTCCCAGACGAAAACACTGCCGCCACCCTGAAGTAGTACGTCGTGCCGCGCGTCAAGCCCGACACCGTGCGCGAAGTAGCTGTGCTGGCCGGAGCGGTGTGCGTCGTCCACGTCCTGCCATCGTCGGATGTGTACTCCACGTCGTATCGCTGCGGTGGGTTTGCGGTCGCGCTCGGCGACGGCGTCCAAGAGAGGACTGCGGACTGTGAGCGAGATTCGACGGTGAGGTCGTCTGGCGAGTCAGGGTCGGCCAGCTCGCCGGGATTGGCGCTCGGAGCGTCGTCGCGAGGAATCCACGTAATCGACCCACCAGTCTCAAGAAGCATGATCTCGGACGGGCTGTGCGCCCAGCAGTTCACCGTGTCCGTGATGGTCGTGATGCCAAGATTCATGTTGACGAAGTCGGGATACGACTCAGACGTGGCTGTCGTCACCCATTCGTAATTGGGAAGCGTCGTGTCGATGCCGTACAGCGCGTTGCCCACGACGTGCAGCGGCACTTCGCCTAAGATGCGCTCGGTCGGCACGGCCCCCCACAGGTTTCCGTCCTGAGAAATCATTGCCACGCGATACCTGTCATGCGCAGCAATGAATCCGGCGCCGGGAACCCACTCGACCGAATTGGCGTCGTGGTTGGTGATTGCGCGGCCCACATTGAATCCTTCCGCCAGCGACGGAGAGCGGCTGTATGTCAGGTCGCCCACCACGCCGCCGGTGCGAAGGAGGCCAGTCGCGATGGTGCGCGCTGAGTTGCCGTTACTAGTGGCAATCCTAATAGTGGCCGTCGATGCGGTCGTGGGCGTGCCCCAGCCGCTTGCCGCTATGTTTCTCGTCAACAGCAGGCCAGGGTATTCCTTGTCTGCGCCAAAGTCTGTCACGCGAGTGGCGACCACCATGACCCCAGACGGGCTGATGGCGACCTGCTTTGGAACAAGGGCGCGCGGAGGTGGATACACGGCGCCACCCTGCGGGGGCAGCGGCCAATCAAAGACGCTCCACGAGGCGCCATCATTGAGCGTCACGGCCATCTTCAGCCGTCCGTTGCGACGCCGCCCACCGCCGGCTCCGGCGCGCGACCCAAACCACCAGTGCTCTCGGCTGCGCCGTCCCGTCAGGCTCTCGGAGAAAAAGAACGCCACGACCGCGTTGTTGTAATTCGTTCCCCACATCCGCAGGCAGTTGCCTGCGAAGAATGGAAGCTGGAGCTTTGCCCACGTCCTACCGCCGTCCAGGCTCCGCGCCACAGTGGCCGTCCGCTTCGGGCCAACGCGGGAGTCGGGATCGTCCCTCCACGTCGGCGTCCAGTTGAACGGCGTGTTGGGGTTGGTTTGTGGAGAAAAGTCGGCGTTGACGGTTCCGCTCTCGCCGCTGCCGTACGCGAACAGCGCTCCGTTCTGGCTGGCAGTAACGCCGTCCCAGTAGCGAGACTCGGGAAGCCAGTGCGTCTGCCACGTGTCGCCACCGTCTGTGGATCGGCGAATGATGGCCGTCTGGTCAGATGCTAACGCCACGAACGCACCCTTCGCATAGGCGATGCCGACGAGATCGGATGTTCCGGCGAGCGCCACTGGCTTGGTCGAAGTCAGCTTACCAACGGTCAGCCTCGCTACAGCACTAAACAGCACGCCGCCAGGAGTGGCAACCTGCACTCGCCACTCGGTGTTGTGGTGCGCGCGAGCGTTGGCTTTGAAGGTGTAGGACTGACCGCGAGCCACATTAGACCAGCCGCCGCCGATCCGCCGCATCTGCCAGCGCGCTTGGTAATCCGGGACATTGAACATGCCCTGGTACGAGAACGTCACGGTGTCGCCGGCATTGACGCTCTGAGAGCCGGGCTGGGTGATAAAAAACTCGTAGGACGGAACGGTCAGCGTGGCAGCGCTGGAGTACGAAACCGATCCGCCGCACTCAACGGCGGCACGATATTGGCGGTTGGAATCGGACGGCAGCAGGTTAGTAAGAGACAGGGTGCGCGAAGTGGCCCCGAGCACCGGCGACCACACGGTGAACGTCGGCGGCTTGCTCTCCCACTGAATTGAGGGCGACGAGCACGACGACGAGAAGTCGAAGGTGAACGTCGCGGCCCTATCGACCGCAATGGCGTCTACGGGGTGAAGCGTGATCGTGGCGCCGCCGACGGTCAGCACTGCGGAGCGGGTCGTGGCGGACTGAGAGCCGATAGTCACGGTCGCACGATACTGTGCGCCAGACATGGATGTCGTTATGCCGTTGACCGCCAGCGTGTTCGTAGTGGCGCCGGGCACGACGGCAAACGCGCCGCCTGGAAGCGCCCGCTCCCACACGATGCTGGGCGCAGAGCCGTCGCCGCCGGAGAAGGCAAACGTAAACGTCGCCTGCGCCAGAGCGGCAGTGGCGTCGCTTGGCTGAGTTGTGATAACGACCGGAGGCACTGGGACCGTGAGCGTGGCTGGATTCGACGCAACCTCTCTTCCGCCGCACGCCACGAGTGCGCGGTATTGGTAGCCGCTGAACGATGTCGTCAGCCCTCCGATCTCAAGCGTCTTGACGCTCCCGGCGCCGGCAACGGCAGACCATGAGCCGCTTGGCGAGGTGCGCAGCTGCCACGTAATTGTCGGCGCAGAGCAAGCGACGGACGTAAAGTCCACGCTGAAGCTGGCGTTACCGGACGCTGCCGTCGCGTCTTGCGGCTGCAAGAAAATGATTGCGCCTGGAGCGGTCAGCGTGACCGCGTCGGTGAACGCGGTGGCGGAGCCTCGCTGCACGACGCCACGATATGCGGTTCCGTTGTTTTCTGGCGTGATGCCGGAAACGGCGAGCGTTGTGGTGGTGGCTCCAGGGATGCGCACCCACCCGGTAGAGGCCGTTCGCGACTCCCAGTACACCTGAGGCGTAACTGACGGGCCGCCGGAGTGGCCGAAGGAGAAGGTGGCGGTCGATCCTGTGGCGGTGACGTTCTGGGGTTGCGTGGTGATCGTAAGCGCAGGCGCGGCTACAGCCAGCGAGGCCGACTCGCTGTTCAGCGTCTGGCCGTCGCCAGTCACGGCGCACCGAAACAACGCGCCGTCGTCGAGGAACGTGACGGCAAATCCGCCGTATGTCGCAGACGTGGCTCCGGCGATGTTCGACCAAGTCGTGCCGTTATTGACTGACTTCTGCCACTGGTACGTGACGCCCCCGTCGGCCGATGCTGTCACGGAGAAGGCGGATGCCGACAGCGTGTCGCCAGAAGTTGCTGAAACGTCCTCCGGGTGTGCGGTTATCTCCAAAGACAGCGTGCGAAGCGTGGCCTCTGCGCTGTAGGCGACGCGGGAGTCTGCGTCCGTCACCTTTAGGCGATAGCGGCGCAGATGCTGCGACGCAGTCTGGCTTGTCAGCAACAACGTCTCTGCGGCCTGGCCGCTCACGCCAGACGCCCCGTCCGGTATGTCCTCAAACACACTGGAGCTGCTCCACGCAGACGAGCCGCCACCGAGCCTCTGCCACCGCAGTACCAGCGGATCAGTGCCACCCACAACGTCGGCGGCAAACGTGGCGGCGCCGGCAACGTCTGTGGTGCTCTCTGGCTGCACCGGAAACGATACGGCCGCCGGGCGAACCACAACGACGGCAGTGCGAGACTCGACCGTCTGGCCCGCCGCCCTCACGACGGCGCGATACTGATTACCAGAGGAGCCTGTAGCGGCGGCGGCAATGAACGAATACACGGGCAGGTCGGCCTCTGGGACGTCGGCCCACGAGTCGGATGTCGCGTTGTACTGCTGCCACTGGTAGGAGATGGCCGTCGACCCTGCCGATGCGGCCACCGCCAACCGGACAGTGCCGCCAACGTCGACCGTCGAGTCGGGGGGCTGCGCGGTAATGGTCACTCCGCCGGCAGTCAGGACGGCATGCGCTGAAACCACCACCTCAGTGCCCGACGACACTTGAAGGCGATAGCGATTGCCGCTCATCGCGCCGGTGACGCCAGAAAGCACGAGTGTAGAGCCGCTGGCGCCAGGAACTGCGGCCCACGTGTTGCCGCCGTCTGTGGATACCTGCCACTCGTAGGTAAGCGTGTCTCGGCCTCCGATGGCTGTGGCAGAGAAGGTGGCCGTTCCGCTCGTCGCTGCGTAGTCGATCGGATTCTGCGTGATTACCAGTGGTGCAGAGCCTGCGGACGTGCTGCTGAGCGTGATCGTCTGCGCTGCACTGTCGACCTCCGCCTGGATGTTCGCTCCGGCCTTGATGGACGAGACGATGCGAGAGAAAACGGCGGCCGTAAGGTCGTTGATGTCGGCAGCGTTGTGCCGGTGCGTGCCACCAATAAGCTGCCCGGTGACGGTCAGCGTGCCGCCGACAGAGGCACTGCCGGAAGCCTGGATCGTCTGGGCCTGAAGGTTCGTCGGCAGGGCATGCGAGTGATCCGCTCGCGCAGCGTCCTGGCTCGTCCCAGCCGCAGCCGTCCCTGCCGCCGGCGGAACGCTGCTGCCCAAGCTGACGCCCGACGAGTACGGCAGCGAGTTCCAGGCGCGAACGCCGTCGCCGTACTTGATCTTGCCAGTATCCGTCTCGAGGCCCGGCTCGCCAGCTGCGAGGACCGGGTTGGCTGCCGCCCATGTGGCGGCCGGATCGCGACGAACCTGAATCCTGACGAGCGCCATGTGTGATCTAGCCCTTCACGCTGATGCGAATGGAAGCAGTGCCGGCATTGGCAACGGCCACGATGTACGGAGCCGCAAAGGCCGCATCCGGAATGGCGTAGGCTCGGCCAGCCGTCACGCTGGTCGTGACAGCGGTCGTGCCGTCGAAGAGCGGGCGAGCCTCAAGGTCGGGACCGAAGGCGACGTGCCACGCCAGCGTGGTTGCGCCCCCAGCCAGCGAGTCCACGATGATGACGCCACCGCCGGCAGGGCCGAACGGAATCTTGGGGCTAGTTGCAGCAGAGGCCGTGACCGTGATTGGCCCGGCAATCGAGTTCAGGCGTTCGATCTTGTTCGGCATCACTTCTTCCTTTTCCAGTGGGGCACAATGCGGTCCTTCACCTTCTCGATCGCCTCTCCGCGCTTGAGCTTCGGGTTGGCTTTCATCTCCTTGCGGACATGCTCACGAAGGATGCGGGGGTTGATGTCGACCTCTTTCGGTGGGCCTTTCTCGGGCGGCACGTAGTCCACGATTCCGTGAACTTCGAGGTCGCGCTTCTTCGCCACCTTGAGAATGTCGGCGGTCGAATCCACCCACGCCTCTGGGTCGAGGTGGCCCCGCTTGTCCGCGATTCCGCCCATGTAGAACTTGCCGGTCGTGCTGATCCCGGCTGCTTCCGCCTGCTTGATAAGCCAAGCCGCCTGCTTCTTTGGCAGAGCGTTTAGCCACTCGCCAGCCATGCGGCCCTGCATGAAGGCCCGATCTGTGCCTCGCGTGCCGGGAGGAGCCTGGAGAGCGCACATCTCGGCAAAGCGGGGGCTCTGGCCGTCCTGCACCATGCGGACGTAGTGCGACCGCACCTCGTGCGAGGCGTTGGCAATGTCCGGCGGCAGGTCGATAGCGTCGCTCATGGCACCCATAGGTTTGTGTCCCGTCACGGCTGCATTTCTGGCGGCACCTGCGGAATGTCGGCCGGCGGGGCTTCTGGAGGCAGCGGAGCCTCAGAACCCCCACCCACCCCCTCCGGGCCTGCGGGCGGCTGCTGGGATGGGTCAGGCGCAGGCGGCGCCGGAGGGGGTGGAATGAGGTACGGCTTGGCGTCGATGTCGAGGCTGTCGGCCCAGTCGGTGATGAGGGCGTTCAGCGGGTCTACGACTCCCATCGGCACCAGCCCTTGCAGGATCGGCCCAAGCGTCTGGAGGGCGGCCTGCATCTGCTCGACACGGGTCGCCTTGTTCGGCTTGCGGGCCGAGCCGGCCTCGATGCGGTACTCGAACTCCCGAGCCAGGACCGCCGGGTCCAGCGGCTTGACGTGCTGCGCCCATGCGGCGGCACCAAGCGGCCCGATGACCGGCTCGACATCCTGCGGCTCCAAGAGCCACCGGGCCGCAAACGCCTCCCTGCGAGCCAGCAGACTCATAGAGTCTTCTAGCCGGTTCGCCATGTCGTCTGGGCGCACCGACAGCTGCTCCGCCTTCACGGTCGCCTCTGTGGCACTCCGTATCTGGCTGGAGGTCATAGCGTAGGCGAGTTCGGTCAGGCCGACCCGCTTGTCGAACATCGCCGTCACGGCCTCCAAAATCTTCCACAACTCCGGAGAAACCTCCGGCATCTGGAAGACCGAGATGAGGTCGTTCACGCTGCGGCCGAGCGTTTCGCTGATCTCGACGACCTTGAATCCCTTTTCCGAGCCAGCAAGGATTTGATCCTTGATGTCTTGGTCCGCAGCCTTGCTGACGCCAAGCAGCGTCTCGCAGCTGACGGCAACGCGCTGGGCGATGAACGACAGCGCGAAGTTGATGAACCGAAGCTCGCCAATGCCGGGCTTGATGTGCGAGATGGGCCAGATGTAGCCGGGCTTCCGGTGGAAGTCGAGCGGCACGAACGGCCAGCCATTCGCCTCTGCCCAGAACGGGATCGGCCACTGCACCGCACGGAACAGGTCCGGCGGCACGCCAGCCGACTCCTCGACGGGAGCCTCCAGCATCGACGGCGGCATGTTGAGGGGGAAATTCACGCCCTCGCACACCACGACGTAGCAGTTGTCGCCCAGCCCGTCGAAGGCGCCGACGAGGTCTTTGGGCATGTCCTTGAGTCGGTCGCCCAGCCCCGTCTTGCTCCAAATCTTCCAGTAGGTCACCAGCTCATTACTCTTGCCGACACGGCGCCCCTTGTAGGGAGCGTCGTCGTCGCTGAAAATCTGCGACTCGGCATCGCCGTCAATCGGCTTGACGCCTTCGAGGTGGCCCTTGAGCTGCTCCCGGTCGAGGCCGTACTGACGAGCCACGACGTCGATCGGGTGCGTGCAGCGGCGGGCGCACCACGTAATGTCCTCGATCTCGGTGGCGTCCGGGTCCATCGTAAAGTTGTCGACGCTGTCCGCGAACGACCCCACGAGCGCCATGTTGGTGCCGGGAAGCTGGACAAGCTCCGTCCACCACACGCCCATCCCCTTGATGATGGCCTCGTCCACGACGCGGCGACTGTGCGTCTTGAGGTCAAGCTCGTTGGGGGTGTAGTTCAAGTATCGCTCCATCAGCAGGGCCGCCACCTTGCGCACCTCCGACAGGCGCATCGTCTCTTGGGCAGCCTGCTGGTACGCCATCATGCTGGCGTCGTCCATGGCGCCAACCACCTCTGGCGTGACGAACGGGTAGCGGGCCGGCGTGACCGTACGCACCGGATTGCGGTGGTAGATGACGCTGCCGAACAGCTTCACGGCCTCGAAAACACGGTTGCACTGCATACGAAAGGCGGGGGGCGCAATCGTGCGGTTGTAGCCGTACTCGTGCCGGGCGTACGTGTCACGCCAGAACCAGTTGTGAGGACCGTCGAAGAAGCACATCGCCTCCTTCGCGTCTTCCGTGAAGGGGCGCTTGTGCTTCAGCGACAGCTCGATCTTCTTGATCCACCCTTGCGCAATCGAGCGCAGGGCATCCTCACCCGTTCTTGGTTCCACCGTTTTGCTTCCTTGCAAGGGCAACCTGTTCCGTCAGGTTGGCGATCTGAGACATCAAGCCGTCGAGCTTCTTGAGCTGTGCGGTCTGCGGAGAGAACTCCCAGCATCCCCACTGCCGCCAGTCGGGGTTTTCCTGAAGACCGGGATCGTCGCGGTGCCGGACGGAGGGCTTCTCCTGAAAGCCGGAGAGCGGACTGAACGTCAGCACGCAGACCGTGTTGATGCCCGGCCGCTGCACGATCCACCCAAGCACCGGCTCGGCGCAGGTGAGCGGGTCGTGATACCAGTACACGCTGTCGCCAATCCTGACCGTCGGCGGGCTAAAGGATTCGGCTTCCATATTTTGCTCCTGACTGTGGGCCTAAGAAGATGAAGTCGTCGGCCTCTGCGGCCATGCGCTTCTTGCGCTTCCGCATCCAGTCGACGTACCAGGGTTCGGGACCGGCATCCACCTTAGGCTTGTGGTATCGAGGTCGATAGGCACACAAATACTCAAGACACTGGCAGGCGTGGACTTCGCCCCGAGTGTTCGGCTGGTCCGTCACCACGTAGGTTCCGGCAACCAGCTGGGTCTTGTGCTTGTAGCGCTTCATTTCCCGCTCGAGGTCGGGGCAGGCGCTCCGCAGCACCCGCAGCGTCGGCTTGCCCTCAGGGCGAATGTGCAGGTAGTTGCGGACGGCCGACATGCGGGCCTGAATGTCATCACAGCCAGCAATAAAACTGTGCCCGGTGGTCTGGCTCGACACGCCCTGCTTCTTCAGCTCCTCCGTGTACAGCTCGACCGGCAGGCGGCCTGACCCGATTTCCCGGAGGCGGCCGCCGTGCATGTCGATGAGGAAGGCGTGGAAGTTCTGCCCCATGCACTTCTCGCGCATCTTCTCCCCGAAGATGATGGCGTTGCAGTTGCGGATATAGAGCTGGTCGTAGATCAAGAGCATCGACTCGTCTGGCGGAACGGCAGCAAACAGCACCGACGTCACGGCGTGTCCAGGGTCGATGGCCGCGTACCGGCACCAGTCGGGCGGCACGGTGAGGTTCTCTAGCTCCGTGCGCTCGTAGCCATGAATGTGCATGGCGAACGTGGGGTAGCAGAGGATCGAGTCGCTGATGAACTCGCCCTCGCTGCGCATCCGCAAGACGTCCTCGCCCAGCGCAGCCCACGCCTCGATGCGCTTGGTCTTCTCATCGGACGGGATATGGGGGTTGTCGAGAAAGCGCAGCTGGAACTTGACGATGGCCGGGTTCTCGACCCCTTGCTCGACAAGCTTGTCGGCCCGCTCTGCCAGCGACTGAAGCGAGTCATTCCGGGAGTGCGGCATAGCCGACCAAGACAGCACACCGCGACGGTCGGAGAGACGAGCCTGCATCTCAGGAACCCACGCATCGCCGTTGTTTACGTCCTCGTCGATGTGGACCCTGTTCGCCTGCCAGCCCTGCGGAGGCTCTCCCTCAGACGAGAAGAAGTAAATCTGCCAGCCGTTCGTCAGCGTGCAGGACTGGATGTACCGCGCTGATTTCAAAATCCACGACTTCTTCGCCACCATGCGAGGCGGAATCAGCGGAGGCGCTGGCTTGGCCTCCTTCTCTCGCGCCGAATCAGTCAGCGGGTTGTAGGCCCGCCACTCGCCGGTCTGCTCGTCCTTGATGATCTTGAACGCACCCGCCATGAACAGCATGGGGTAGACGACAAGGCCGATGTGCTTCCAGTCCTTGCCGACAATCGCCAGGATGCCGTCCTTCTCTGGGTACTTGCCGTACGGGTCTTTCCCGCAGACGGCACGGGCATCCTCGACGAACGTGCAGAGCGACTTGCCTGAGCGGTTGCCGCCCAGTACGAGAATCTCACTCGCCTTGCACTTGTGAATCTCCTCCTGCTGCGGAGTCGGCCGGTAGAGCTTCAAGGCTTCGATCCGGCGGCTCGCCAGCTCCGCCTGCATCTCCTTCAGCTCGCTCTGCTGGAACGCCCCCAATCGCTTGACGGACGGCAGCGGCGAAATCTGCGGGGGTTTCCGGCGCGACTTGGACATTGAGGAATCCTCCCTGAATGCTCATGGCAATGCGGCCCAGCCGCTGATCGAGTTCGCTCTCAAGCTCTTCGTCCGACCACTGGGTGAGTGGCTTCTTGGCGCCGCCAAGCTCAGTGTTCTTCGTGACGAGCCGCACGATGCCCTCCAGTAGCTTGGTGCGGTGCGAGCCGCCTGGAGGTGCGTCGAAGTACTGCTTCACCATCATCGCGGCGAACCCGCTGGACCCGCCGAAGTATTCCATCAGCCGCTCAAGCAGTTCGCTGGAGTGCGGGATGTTCTCCCCTCCACGACCAGCAGCCTTCGTGAAGGCACTGAGGGCGCCCTCTTCGATGGCCTTCATGTCAGTGGCCTTCTGCTTGCGCTTCTTGCCCCTGTTCACCTTTGCGCGACAGACCACGCACCGAGCGTCGAACGACCCGTCCTTCTTGACCCGGAAGTGGTCCCGAGTGAGGGGGAAGTCTTCGCCGCAGTCGGTGCAGGTCTTGTCGCTCATGGCTCACCACACATCTGCGTCTAGAGGGGCGCGGCACGAGCCGCAATCGCAGCGGCCGGGCCGCCGGGCACAGCAAGGGCGGATCGTCCTGGCACTGCCATGCGTCACCTGTCTGCCGGAGTCTCGGGGATGTAAGGGTCGCCTTCGCTTTGCAGTTTTCTCAGGATGAGCGTTGGCATTACGTGCGGCTTTTTGCCGACGTGATCCCCGCCGTCTTGATCACGGTGATACAGGCCACGCATGCCATGTCGTGCATAGAACTGTTGCAGCTCGTGCATCTGCCGCATGGCGTCGTAGTCGGACGCTGGCGGCATGGCCGGCTCGCCCGCTGGCGGTTCGGCGTGAAGGCCGCGATAGAATCGCTCGCGGTCAAAATCCGGCCTGTTGAGCAATGACTGTAGAAGCCTAATTCTTTCGCTCATCGATCTGCCTGCGGTACAGAGGTAATCATCGGAGCCATGCCGTCCTTCGAGGTTGGTACGCTGCCGGCGCCGACCTCCCGCTTCACCTTCAAGTCCTCAAGCTCCGGGAAGTCGAGCAGGCCGGCCTTGTGGAGCTGCGCCATGATCGCCTGCCGGTCAGGCTGATCGAACTGGCTCATCGGGCTAGGTTGGTTTGGGAGCGGCATAGAAGAAAGCCCCGAGTCCAAAAGAAAGGCCGCAGGGGGGCGTCCCATCCCTCCTGCGGCCAAACGTCGCGACGTTGATGACGAGAATCAGAAGCCAGCGTTCGTGCGGACGAGAATCCGGCCGGAGGTCGTGGCGCTCGTCTCGATGGCGAAGCCGAGCTGGGCGTTGGCGCCCTGCGCAGCAGCCGAGCCAGCCGTAGCCGACGGGCCGTAGGCCGCACCGGCAGCAACGCTGGTGGCAGTCTTCGTCACCGTCGAGGGACCACGCACCACGAGCCAGAACACTTCGCCGTTCGGCACGCCCGCAGCCGGGAGGTACTCGTCCACCACGCCCATGAGCGTAGTAGCCGCCACCGCCAGACCGTCCACCTCCGACAGGATCGCCGAGTCCTTGAACTTGGCAACCGCACCGGGAAGGAGGGCAGAGCCGCTCGTGTTCTTCACGGCGATGCACTCGACCGTCCGATTGCTCTTGAGGGCGCCGGTCTTCGGGTCTTCGTCACGAAACACCTTGCGGGTGCCCACGACGTTCGAGCCGTCACCGACGTCGGCCTCATACGCCGGCATCGTAATGCCGAGCGTCTGGCCGCGAGCGAAACCGGGATCAGCAGTCAACGTACTCATCTGCTAGGAAACTCCTTCTGGGTCAGGCGAGGGCGGCGAACTTCACGAAGTTGCGAGGCGACTTCATCTTGATGTTGGCAAGGACCGACACGGCGTAGCGGTACGCGGATAGCTCCTCGTTGTAGAACGGACCCTCCGCTTCCATCAGCTGCCCGGTCATCACCTTCATCTCCATGTTGCCGATGGACAGGGCGTACCCCACACCGGCCGGCACGGCATAGTCGCTCGCGGTTTCGATGCCGTCGATTTCGACCACGTCCCCGAAGCCGTAGGACTTCAGGCCGTTGGTCTTCGACACGATGGCACGCTCACGAGCATCCAGCCGGTTGAGGAACTGGATGTACATCGACCGATCCAGAAGGATCATGTCGATCTGGTTCTCGCGAGTGTCGTTCCGCTTCGCGTGGTTGACCGACTCGCGGATCGCCTCGATGCACTGATCCTTCCACGTCGCCGTAGCGCCGCCGAAGTAGGTGCTGGTGTAATTGCAGACCAGGGGCGACCAAAAGTCGTACTCCGGATCGGCCGGCACTCGGGGCCACGAGCCCGCAGACAGCTGCGAGCCAGCGTACTGGCCGAGCCCGGTCTTCAGGCCGGCGTACTCGTCGGCGGGGAAGCCGAACGGGTCAGCCGCATTGGCCGCACGCTGCGAGCCGTTGGCGACGTTGACCGTGCCGTTCACGGCGAACATCGACTCCAGGCCCATCCAGCGGTTGTCGTTGCCGCTGGCATAGCCGTCGATGAACACTTCCTTGCTGAGGTGCGACTCCATCGACTCGCGGAGCCGGTTCGCCATCTTCCCGGCGACGTCGATGAGCTGCGCCTGACCGCGATTCTCGAGCATCTCACGCTTTGTGATCTGATCCGTCACGCTGTAGCCACGATAGGGCAGGTAGGCTCTCTGCCAGAGGGCATGCCGAGCGAAGACTCGAGGCGACTCACCCGTGTACGAGGACACAGGGATGTCGCGATAGCGCACCTGCCAGTCGAAGCCCCTACCTCCTTGATTCATGGCGACGTTGCCGTTCGCCTGGAGGGCCGCGAACACCTTGTACTTCCGGAAGGTGGTTTGTTCCTCTTCCTTCAGATGCAGGGTCAGGGTCGTGCCAATAGAACGCGCCCAGTCAACGCTCGAAGCCATGTCGCTTTACCCTTTCAGGAAGAGATGCCGTCTCGCTGAAGCTGCTTCGCGAGACGCTGCTCAAAAGTCATCGGTGCCTGTGGTGTTCGAGGGTCGCTGGTTCCCGCGCTCCTGCTCGGATTGCGAGAGGCTTCCCTTCTAAGAAACTCTATGTCTTTCTGAGCCTGACTTGGTGCATCCGGAGATGCAGCAGGAGGCGCAGAAGGCGCAGCAGGAGCGACAGGCGCAGGTGCGTTTTGCTGCGGTAATCCAGCCTCAAACGCACTGCGCTGGGCCTTCTGTGCGTTCATCGCACGCACCTTGTTGTGCAGCTCCAATTCCACTTTCATCGTGGCGTATTCCCATCGCGCCTCAGGGCTCTGAATGCCCAAGCTGGCGGCCTCGTTGATGTACGACTCGATGGCCTTGCCCTCCTCAGTGGGCGTCTTGCCATCGGCCTCGTACAGCCAATCGCGGTTCTGCTCCTCGAGCGACGAGACGAACTGCTGTTCCTGCACCTGCTGGAACTGCGTCTGCACGATCTGCTGGGCCTGCTGCTGGGCAATCTCCTGAATCATCGGCCCCAGCGCTTCCTCAGGATTGGTGAGGAACTTCTGGGCGAAGTCGGCCTTGTACTTCTGGTACTCGTACAGGGAGTGCTTGGCGTCGAGCGGAGCGTCGGGCGAGATGACTTCCCGGCCGTTCTCGTCCCTCACGAGATACTGCTTGTACGACTCGCGGACTTCCGGCGGGTTCCACCACTTGCGCACCGCCTCCGCTGCGGTGGTCTTCTCGACCTGCTGCTGGGCGGCGGGCTGCTCTCGCTGGGAGGAGAGCCATCGCTCGAAGGGTTCTCGGTTTTGGAGGTACTGTTGGGCGTAGGGGATGTACTGCTGGTATTGGGCAAGAGCTTCAGTTGCTGCTTTCTCACGCTCCATCGAGGAGTAGAGGCGACGTGCAATCGCCACGTCGTCCTGCCCTTTGAAGTCAGGGAGAGAGCGGAAGGCGTCCCACACCGTCTGCTGAGCCGGTGCAGGAGTCGCCGCAGGTGCAGCTTCCGGCGTCGAAGGGGCACTGGGGGCACTCGCTTCCGGCGTGGAGGTGGACTCGGGAGCGCTGTCTACGATTGCATCGCTCTCAATAACGGCGGAATCTTCCGACATGGGTTCATTCCCTATGGGTTCTTGGCCTAGCGGGACACAGGCAGAGCGTCAGCGACCGAATGCGTTCATCGCGCGCACTTGGTCGTGGGCACCCAGAAGCCCGTCCTTCTGCAACCGCAAGAATGCGTCGTCGTCGGCGCTCTTGATAGCCCCGTCATTCACGGTTCTGTCGTAGATGGCGGATCGCGCCCTGTTGGCGGCCGCAATCTCGTCAGGCGACTTCGCCTCGCCGTCCTGTGGCCCGCCAGCCGTATGCACGAGCGTCTGCCCGACGACCTGCTCGGCGCCCTGGTCCCAAGCCGCGTCCTTCGCAACCGGCACGACGGCGTTCTTCACGACAGGCGCCACCCATCCCTTGCCGGCGATCTTGGCCCCAGTCATGGCGGCCTTCGTGGCGCTGGCTCCTGCGCCAGCCGCCTTCCACGCCGGCCCCATGCCAGGAATCAAGGCGCTCGGATCGGCTTGACTGAAGACCATGTCCAGGCCGGTCGACACCCACTTCGGCGGCGCCCACTCCGTTCCAAAGTTCTGCTTCGACCACTGCTTCCAGCGCTGGTCGGGGTTGGGAAGCTCGGCCTGCCGCAGCTCGTCGCGCAACGCAAGCACGCGCTGGCGCACGTCACTGGGCGAGGCGCCGCCAGGAAGGTCGAGAATCATCGACGGAGACAGCGGCCTGTACCTGTTCAGCGCAGTCCGCTTGCCGGCAGCCGCCTCCCACGATTGCCCTGCGGAGTCAGTCTCGCCGCTGGCCTGCATGCGGAGGAAATCCGGCACCACCTCCGAGAAGTTCAGGTAGTTTCCGGCTGGAACGTCTGGGTTCGATGCGGCGTTTAGCGCGGCATTCCCCGCACCGGACTGATTCTGGTAGTTCGCCTGCAACCACGAATCCCGCCACAGCGGGTTCATGTTGCTGCGATCCCAATACTCGAGAGCGTCGGCCAGCTTGGGAGGCGTTTGTGGGCCAGAGGCGCCCATGCCGTAGTGGTACGGGAATGGGGCGTCTTTCGGAACCGACGCCACGTGCGTCAGGAAGTCAGCGTCACGCTGGTGGTTTTGGTAGTAGTCGGAGGTGGCGGGGTCCATGAGGTAGACGGACTTGTCCCACCGATCCTTCACTTCGGCCGGCGTCTTGCCCTTCCGCGCGTACGCCTCGCGGGCTGCGGCCCTTTCTTCTGGGTTGGCCCAGCCGGATGCGGGCTGGCGGTTATCGTCAATCTGCCCGGCGAGCATGGCTTTTGCCAGAATCCTTGCGGCCGCTTCGTCGGCTGGCATGTCCGGAGTGAGGCCGTGACGGTTGTAGATGTCTTTCTGGATCGCGCCCGCGCGGAGCTTCTGCGGATCGCGCTCAGGGGCGGTGGCTGGCAGGATCGCCGTGTAGGCTAGCACTTCGTCGTCGGTAAGACCTTCGGCCATTGTCAGCGCCCCTTCAATCCATCGAGCAGCGAGCCGCTATCGCTATTCATGGCCCCTTCGCCGCCGCCACCTGCCGCTCCCGGAATGCGTCGTACGCCTCAGGCGGAAGCCGATCGAGCCCTGCGATTCCCTCGCGTGGCGCGAGAAGCTGGTACTGGACGATCTGATCCTTCGGCACCTGCACCCCAAGCTTTGCGTATTCGGGGCTGTGGGAGGCGTAAACCAGACCCTCCTTGGACGGCGCCAAGTCGACGAACGACAGAGCCCCCTTTTTGGAGCGCGTGTATTCGGGCTTCGACAGTGCGGCGCCTGTATAGCCCTTGAATTGAGTCTTGAGTGGGTAGTCCCAGCGGTGCCAGACCGCATTCGGATCGAGCCCCATCATCGAGGCGCGCTCCGCACGCGCGGTGGGGTTCATCGGGAGTTCGCCGGACAGAATGGCGTCGATCGTGCGCTGATCTACGCCATTCGCCGCAAGGTAGTCGGTGTAGTCCCTGGTGATCTGGTTCCTTGTGTACCGCTTTGCGGCATCAACCTTGCCTTTCAGTGTCGTTTCGGCCGGCACGTCCTCAGGTCCGGCCTCGATCGGGCCGACCTTGCCTTCGCCCAGAAGTCTTGCAAACCGTGACTCAAGCTCGCCAATCGCACGCGCTACTCCGGGCTTGTGCTTGTCGTCGGCCGCCATGCTGCGGAGGCGAGCCACGTAATCCCGTACGCCTTCGCCTGCAACGCGCTGGTAGGCGTTGCTCTTCTCCCACTGCGACCCCCAGTCCTCAAGCTGCTGATCGACGTCGCTTGGGTCGCCTTCCTCAAGCGGCGCCAGCGTAAAGCCCTCAGCGCTCTTCGGCTGCGGGACGCCGCCGGCAGGAATCATCGTCTCGGGCGGATCGGGAGCCTTCGGCGGCGAGACTCCGAGCATGCCGGCAAGCTCTGCCTTTAGCTTCTTGACCTTCTCGCCAGCCGCAGACGCGGCCCCAGCGACGCTCTTGATACCCGGTACGGCCATAAAACTCCCTCACGGGGTTTATGGCCTGCGAGAGGCGCTACCGGGCCAGCAGATACAGCCCGATGTTGGAGAAGGCGTACCCGGCGTAGGCGATCCCCATGCCCACGTTCCCCCGAGAGAACTGCTCACCAGCCACGTAGGCGTAGATGCAGCCGGTCACGATGATGAGCCATGCACTCATGCTTTTGCCGCCCTCCAGCGAGCGTCACTCCTGAACCTTCGCCCCCATGTCGTACGGATAGCCGTCTTCGGGATCGTCCGAATACACGCCCTCGTATTCGTTGTCCCACCAGGGAATCTTGCTGTCTGGCAGTTCGTCGCTCATGCGCTTCCTCGCCGCTGTATGGTCGCGCCCCCTGGTCGGGCTGCGCTGCATTCGCTCTGTAGCGTCAAAACATCACCGCGTCCACTGTTGTCCGCACCCAGACTGCAAGAGCCGACATAGGGCTGACCACTAACCCAGTATTCGATGGTCACTTAGCGGACTATCCGGTGTTTGCCATCCGGCTCCTTCGACTGGCGAGGTCGAACGCTGGACGCGGTGATGTCTGTCTCTGATTTCAGTAGCGTCACTTCGATTTCGTTTGTATTGCCGGTTACCAGATTCCGGCGGCGGGTATTTGGCTCCCGCCGGTTCGCTTCGCCGACCGAGACATCGGCTAGGCCACACGTCGCCTCTCGCAAACCGGGCCTTGATGTGCGTCAGCCCGTCGGCGAGAGGCACGCCCGGTGTGTTGATTTGTCATTGCCGTCACTTCGTCCGTTCTAACAAGCCTCGCAGAATGGCCGCCTGTCGCATCAGCCGCCGCAGAACTGTCTCTGGAATGGATTCTCCGGTGATTTCGTCCAGCTCTAATGCTGCGTCACAAATTGCCTCCCGTTCCGCGTCGGTGAGCGAGGGCGAGCGGTAAAGCGGAATGATCTCGCCACCAAAATCAGCGGCGCAAAGGTCTGCAAAGCGGTAGTCTTGGTAGCAAAACGTCATGCCTTCCAAAGACTCAACTAACCACGCTTCTGGCTTTGCAGCAGAACCAAGCATTGGAGCAGACACCTCAGCCTCGTCTTTCATGGTTGCGAATCCTCCCTTCGGTGCTGCTCAATGCAGCCGGATCGTTGTCAGTCATGTCCTTACCTGGGTGAAGTACCGCAGCGAGACGCTATCGCCGCAGTCAGTCATCCACGAAACCGTGAACTCGTCTTCTGTGTCGTCGTCGTCAACGAGCTTGGCAAAGGAAACAGTCTTGTGTTTGCTGTGGCCGACAATGACGTACTCGCCAAGCTCCGGCAGTCGATCGCTCACTTCAATCCATTCGCATTTCATGGCAACACTTTCGCTCAAAGAGCGCGCCTACCGCTTGGTTTTCTTTGCATCTCGCTTGCAGAGCCGCGCGGGCTTCAGCTCACAGTCCCAATACATCGCCATGCCGCCAGTGCGCTTGCCGCACTTGTCGATCCGTTCGCAGAGGAGGTAGCCGCTTCGGAGGCCAATTACTCGGACGTATCGCCCCCACTCGTCCGTCGCAATCGACGACTTCACAGTTCGCCTCGCGTCCATTCAACGTCACGGAATCGGAACGACCGCCCGTCGCTCACGATCACCGGAACGTACCCCCACAGATAGAAGGCCGTGCCAAACGCAGGTCGACGCTCATCTGGAATCCAAAACAGAACCAGTTCGCCATGCTGCAATGCATACTCCTGCCCGCGCGGCTCGCCTTGCCAGAGGCCAAGAACAGCGGCGACAATCAGTATTGTTGTCATTGCAGCCAATCTACAGCTACTTCCATCCTGCCGGAGGGGCCGGAAGTGGCATCCAGCAAGTTTCTTTGGTCAAGTGGTACGCGAATCCATTTTCGCCGTACACAAAGCCGTCCTCTAGGTATCCGATCGTGATTATTGGATTGAAACATCCATAACCGCGCAGACACCACAGCAGTCGTTCACTATCGCGTGGTGGGCATATGGAAAGCAAAAGCCAACTATCCGGTTTCGCCGGATAGTTGGCCACAGAATCAGACCGCTCATTCGTATCATTCATACGTCCCCCTCTGCGGCGTGTAGTGCCGGATCATATTGGCAATCCGACGCGATTCGTTGAGTTTCCAATATGTTGCGGGCGTAACATATCGAATCAGATATGTTTCACAAACGAGATTCTGTAAGCATTAATGATGCGTTTCTCTTACCGACTGCGCATCTATTGGCGATTACCGCCATCTGATGTGCGGTCCAGAAGCCCTCGCAGCGTGTGGGCGATCCGCTCACAGTCCGCGTCTTCGTTGTTTTCCTCGTAGGCGTCTGCCGCCTCGCGAATGGCGAGCCGCTCCTCTGCCGTGAGCGTGGGTGTATCGCCGGTGCCTGCGGGTCGCGGTGCCGGATTATCGGGCCGGTCGCTGTCGCAGGCTATCGCCGCCGGCTCGGCGTTGCTGTCCCGCTCGGGCAGATTCTCGCCCTGGCGGCCGGATTGTCCCGCTCGGGAAGTCATACCAGCAACCCCACCAGTTCATGCGGGATCAGGCTGCGAAGCTCTTCCAAAACCCGCTCGGTTTCAGGCGACGGGTCGCCGTGCTTCAGGATCGACCGGCAGCGGTTGTCGATCACCTCTAGGGCGATGAGGGCATCCCGGCCCGCAAGGGCGTAGCGGTGCTCAATGGCGTCGTCGGGATCGCTCAGGTCGAAGCGAAGCGTGGCTTCCATGCGTCACCCCTTCAGCCAGTCAGCCGGAGCGCAGCGTCCCTGCCACGCCCGGCGACCGGCAACGTGTTCAGAACGGGATCGGCTCGGCAGCCTCTTCCTCGACCTCCGACACCTCCGGCATGGCGCCAGCCGACCGGCGGGGCCACCGGAGGCTACGGCCCACCTCATTTGCCATTAGACGCAATGAGAAGCCCGTAGAGCCGTCTTTCTTCTGGAACGTCTCCAGAGCCATCCTGCCGGTCACGACGACTCTGTCGCCCTTCTGGAGGCTCTGGCAGACCATGTCGGCCTGCTCGTCAAAGCACACGACCTCCACCCACGTGGTCGGGGCGTCCTTCTTCTCGGTGGACGCCACCGAGAACCCAGCCATCTGCTTGCCACTGCGGGTCGTCTTCATCTCTGGGGCACGACCCACGTTGCCCGTCACGGTTGCCTCGATCATCGGAACCCTTTCTGTACAAGGGGGGACTATACAGGCGCCCAGTATAGCGGTGGACGGGCGAACAGCTACCCCCGCACAAGAGGGGCCGCAATGAAACTGGGAAAAAATCCAGGAGGGGAACGTAACTGATACGTGCGGCGGCTGGGGGGGCTCCGCCCTTCCTTTCTTACGCCCCCCGCAACCCGTGCAGGCACAAGGACTTCCGCTTCACGCTCTCGACGGAGAGGCGGAACCGACCCCCGAAACGCCACAAGAAACGGCGTCCATCCCCGCTGCGGAGTCTGTGTTGTGTCGGCACGACGACGGCGAGTGACCGTCGTTGTGACCGACCGGAGGACTGCACCATGCGTGAGCCAATCTGGATCGTCGTTCACACCCCCGCAGATCAACCCAACGTCGTAGCGGGGCCATTCAACTCCTTCATCACTGCGTCGGAGTTCGTGAGCCTCGACTACGAGTACGAGAGCATCTCCTTCCACCACTCGATCGAGTCGGCTCTCGCTGACACGAGCAAGGTGGCGTTCGTCCCTCCGGCCGCGTGATTCGCCGCTGCGGAGTCTGTCTTTCGGTGGCCGACGTTCGGCTGCCGCGTCCCTCCCACGTTCCACAGGAGCGTCCCATGTTCTGCGTCGTTTCCATCGCGTCGTCCGGCGAGCGTCGTTCCTACGTGTTCCCCAATGAACGCAAGGCCCGCTGGTACATCAACGACAACGCCGATGGCGTGCGTCTGTTCGTGCTCTACGACCCGTCCGGCGAGGTCGTGGTCGAGAGTCGGTATCCCGTGCTGTTGGTGGCGTGATTTGCCGCTGCGGAGTCTGGATGGTAGCGGGGCTGGCACTTCGTCACCCCGCCTCCACCCGCACTTCGCGGGAAGGTTCGATTGGTTCTTTCACTGAGGAGTTTCCTATGAACGCTGACATGATGAAGAAGATGCTGTTCTCGCTGATCGCTGACGCTGCCGCCGCCCCTGCCAAGAGCAAGGCGAAGGGCAAGAAGAAGGGCAACCCTGAGGCTCTCCGCAAGTGGCGTGAGTCGCAGAAGGGCAAGAAAGCCGCTCCGGCGAAGGCGAAGGCCAAGCCGAAGGTCGAGGCGGAGGAGGTCGAGGGCGTCGAGTGCGGCGGCGTCGAGTTCCGCAAGGGTTCCACCACGAAGCAGGGCCGCGAGTACGTGTTGCTCTACGTGAACGGTGCCTTCGCCGGCTCGCTCCGCGTGGATGACGGCAACCTGCTCAAGGCCGCCATCAAGGGGCTGAAGCACGCCGATGCCGTCGATGCCATCGAGCTGGCGTGCGAGTGATCCCGCTGCGGAGTCTGGGATACGGGGCTGTGCTGCCAGCCAGCCCCCAATCCTGCACTCGCAGGTTCGCCCATCGCACTTCGCGGTGGGCGTTTTTGTTTCCACGTTCCATAAGGAGCATCACCATGCCTCTCGATCCCACCCTGTCCGTCGTTCGCAACAGCGAGAACAAGGCCCAAGCCGTCGTGTTTCCTGGCACGGGCGGCTTCTACTTCCTCGACCTGCGGAGTGCAGCCGAGCCCGTCGGCCCCTTCCGTACCCGTGAGCGTGCGGAGGAATCCGCCGACAACACCGTCGAGATCGACCGCGAGATCGACCGGCTGCTCACGCCGATGGTGGGCCGTCGCCGCAACCTGCGGTGATCCCCGATGCGGAGTCTGATCCTTGCGGCAGGGGCCAGTCGTCACGGTGGCGGCTGGCCCCTTCGCGTTTTCATGCCACAGAAAGGCAACGCCATGCACGTTGACTGCGGCTATTTGGTTCTGACGGAAGACGTTGGAGATGAGTATTGCGAACTCGAACTGAGCAAGGACGGTCGCGTTTATTTCGACAACGGATTCGGAGAAGGGGTTTCCGTTGATTTCCTGCTGCTTCTTCGGGCGTTTCAGAAAGCCTTCCCGCTGACGTTCACGCAGGTGTCGTGCTTTACATCGACTCCGCTGGACACGTTCAAGGAAGAGCTGGCGATGCGGCTTGCCACCTGCCCCGACACGACCGAAGCCGGCCGCGATTGACCGCTGCGGAGTCTGGTTCTGAGGCAGGCCGTCCCAACGTGGGGCGGCCTTTTCTTTTTCCCCTGAGGAGTTTCGACATGACCACCGAGAACACCGCCTCCAACGAGGTCGAGCGTGACGAGTACGGGTTCGACAGCGACGGCGTCCACCTGAACGGCACCGCCTTCGACGAGGGCGGCTTCGACGAGCACGGCATCCACTGCGATACCGGCACGGTGTTCAACGACGAAGGACGCACGCGGGACGGCGGCCGCTTTGACGAATACGGCTACGACTGCGATGGCTACGACCGCTCCGGCTACAACGAGGAGGGGTACGACAGCGAGGGCTACGACCGGGACGGCTTCGACTGCGACGGGTACGACAGCGACGGGTACAACGAGGACGGGTATCACCGTCACGGCGGCTCTCGCTGCGAGAACGGTGACTGCAACGACGAGGACTGCTCGTGCCGCGAGGAGGGCAGCGACGAGCTGCTCGAATACAACACGTGCGTGCTTGAGGAGACGGGCTGGAAGCGGCACCGCTACAAGCGGACGACTCCGACCGTCGCCTTCGAGTTCGAGTGCATCGGCCACGAGGACGCCAACACCGGAGCCGCAGCGATCTGCGGCCCGTACAACAGGGCGTACCGCGAGCTGATCGGCGGTACGGAGTACGGTCACGGCTCGATTGCCAAGCGTGACGGCAGCCTGCCCGATCGCACCGGCCTCGAGTTCGTCACCGTCCCGATGACGCTCGACGAGCACCGCAAGGTACTCGCCGCTGCGTTCCCCGACGGGCGGCTCGGCAACGGTGCGGTCAGTGCGTGGTCGAGGACGCAGTGCGGGATGCACGTGCATCTCGCCCGATCCAGTGTCTCGCCGCTCACGCTCGGCAAGATGCTGTGCTTCATGCACCTGCCGGCGAACGTCGGATTCCACATCGACATCGCCTGCCGGCAGACGCACTACGCATCCTTCCCGTCGCACCGCTCGCTTGTCTCGACCGGCCTGCCCTACAAGGCCGACCAGAGCGACAAGTATTCGGCGCTCAACGTGAAGCGTAGCACGGTGGAGTTCCGCATCTTCCGCCCGTCCGCACGGACGAGCAACATCCTCAAGAACCTGTGCTACGTGCTGGCTGTGCGTGACTTCTGCCGGCAGGCGTCGGCGGATCGCCGCAAGCTCAGCCCTTCCGAGTTCCTCACGTGGCTCGGCACCACTGACGCACGCTTCGAGTACATCGAGCTGGATCAGTGGCTCCGCTCGCACGACTCGGCGTTCGGCCGCATGTACGCGACCGTTGCCAAGCCGTCGATCAAGCCACGCAAGGACAGGCCCGCCGCCTAGCCCTGCCCGTGTCGTGTTCATCCATCCATCATCCCTTCCCGGAGCATTTGCTTATGTGCCTCGCCATCTACAAGCCCGCCGAAACCAAGCCCGACTGGACTGCCTACGAGAACGGCCATGATTCCAACCCGCACTCGTGGGGATTCGCTGCCCTGCACGACGGCCATCTGCTTGTCGTGCATGGGCTCGGCGATTACTCGGAGTTCCGCGCTGCGTTCGAGCCGTACTCCGACTGCCAAGCACTCATCCACTTTCGGTGGGCGACGCACGGCAACACCGACTTGCTCAACTGCCATCCGTTCATGGTGAGTGGCGACCTCGCCATGATCCACAACGGCATCGTCAGCATCGAACGCAACGTGAACCAGGCCATGTCCGACACGTGGCACTTCAACGAGCTGGTTCTCAAGCCGATGCACAGTCGTGACCCTGACTTCTTCCTGCACCAAGACATGACCTACACGCAGGAGATGGCACACACTGGCAGCAAGTTCTGCTTCCTCCGTGCGGACGGCAAGCACGGCATTTGGAACGCCAAGTCTGGCACGTGGGCCAGCGACGGTCACTGGTACAGCAACGACGGCTACAAGGCGTCGCGCTACACCTCGATCGGCTACTACAACTGGCGTGACATGGGTCCGTCCACTAGCCGGCTGACGTACAGCAGCAGCAAGGAGCAGGCTCTCGACACCGAGCGTGACAACGACGACCTGCTCCTGTGCGAGCGGCAGTCCACCCTACTGCGTGACCCGATGGGCTACGACGAGGACGAGATCGAGACGCTCGAGGACGAGGCGCAGTTCTACACCGACATGCGGTTCGACGACCTGCGTGCGTTCGGCTTCCGCAAGGAGACGCTGCACGATGTGTTCGAGATGTACGGGCACGCCGGCATCGAGGCGCTGCACGACCTCATGTGATCGCAGCTTTCCCGCTGCGGAGTCTGTGTTCTGCGGGGCTGCCGCACTGTGCGGCGGCCCCGCTTTCCCTTCCAAGACAGGAGACGATTCGATGAACCGCGAAGTGATGGAGAAGTGGGTGGCCGCGTTGCGCTCCGGCCAGTACGCGCAGACCACCGGCGAGCTTCGGCTTGCTAACGAAGACGGCTCGCTCAGCTACTGCTGCTTGGGCGTGCTCTGTGAACTGCACCGCAAGGAGCACAACGCCGACGGCTCCGATTACCACTACCAGTGGGAGTCGCTGCCAAGCAGGCTGTGCGGCAGCCACAGGCACGTCGGTGCGTACGCCAACCACACCGACAACCTGCCGCATTCAGTGCGACAGTGGGCCGGGATTAGTGAGGCTGACCCCAGCATCCACGTTGACAGCGACGAACCGTATGCCGGCGATCACGGCATCACGTACCTGAACGATGACTGCGCCATGCCGTTCGATCAGCTTGCCGACCTCATCGAGAAGCAGTGGGAAGACCTGTGAGTTCTCGCTGCGGAGTCTGTGTTCCATCCACCAACAAGGAGGTTCCCCATGAGGCCCGAAGAACCGGAGGCCGACGTCCTGACCTGCTCCAAAGTCCTGCTCGCACGAGCAAGGTACTACGAGGGAGGCAGGGTTCTTGTGCCGGTCGAGTGCCTGCTCGATCTGCTCGAGGCCGTCGAGCGAGCGGACGGCGCACGCCCTCCGCTCCCGCCTGAGTTCATGTCCGCTGAACAGGTCGCCTGCATGGTGCGAGGCGACTGACCATGCCGCAGCATGGACGCTGCGGCCACACGCAAGGAGGCACCCATGTCCGACGACGAGATGCGCCTAGTTCTGATCGTGCTTCATCTGATTGCGGAACTGTTCCGCAGTCTCCGTTCCTAATCACAAGGAGAGTGATATGCCCCACGCCACCACCACCCGCAAGGCCCGTCGGCTCGGCAACTGGACCGCCGAGTTCGTAGCCCGCTGGAACGAGGCCGCCGCCGCCGGCCTGACCCGCACTGAGTTTGCGGAACTCACGGGCATCCCTTATGGACTCGTGACCCAGCGGTTCAATCAGCTTCGGAAGCGAGGCATCGAGCTGCCTCAGCTCAAGCACGGCAACGCAGGCAACAAGCACAACGCCGCCGGCCACAACGGCTGGACTTCGGGCGTGCTGCGGAAGCGGCGCAAGAAGTCCAAGCTTCTGGCTCCTCTGTCAGGCGAGGTCGTGACTGCCCCGCCGGCGGCACGGCAGGCGAGCATCACTGTTTCTTCCGGCCCGCGCTTCACGATCGAGGAGCGTGCGAACTCCATCACCATCACCATCGGAGGGTGAACATGCCAGCGTTCTTCTTTCACTACAACAAGCCCGCCTCTCAGAAGGCGGGCCGTCCGGTCATGACGGTACACCACAAGGGTGCGTGTCTCTTGGTTCGCAACATCGTGTGCTCTGTCCCTGTGCGTAGCAGGGAGCGGAGCAAGCAACCCCATGTCGTGATGGCTGGCAGAGGCAGCGTTCGCCTCGCTGGTGACACGGCGTACATCGAGGAGGAGCCGCATGCCTGACCTGACATCACGAGAGCGGGAGCTACTGCACCTTGTCGCAAGAGCGGTGCTCTTCACTGGATGCCAGCCGTCCTACCGGGAGATCGCCAGCTACTTCGGCTGGGCCAGCGCCGGGTACGTGACGGTGGTTGTGCATTCGTTGCAGAAGAAGGGAGTCGTCGTGCGCGCCGGCTCCCGCGCGATTGCGTTCGACTGGAAGAACTACCTGACCCTCAAGGAGGAAGAGCATGAAGACCAGAAGCAAGACGGTGGCCGAGCTGATGGAACTCATCGTCGCCACGTTTCCAAAGGCAATCGTGGACGAGTCAATGGGCGGCGAGATCGTCGTGTGGACGGGACTCGCAGCCGAGAACGGCGAGCTAGACAACCCGTCCGCAGCCGTCGTACCCATTGAACATTACGTGTAATTATGTACACTCACACAGGAGGCGGGCCATGCCATACCCGACTACTACCGTGACCCTCACGCCACACGAGATCGACCTCATCCTCACTGCGCTGCACGAATCGGCAGAGGATCGAGAGCAGTTCGATGAACACGAGCAGGCGGCGGCGTTCGCCGTGCTGCACCGACGGTTCACGGCAGCGCAGAAGTCTCTCATCACCCACTAAGGAGCGACCATGACACCGACAACCCTCACCATCGGCGCCGGACTCGGCGGCATCTGCATCCTCAACACCCGCAAGGTGGAGCGGGCGAGGCTGTACGATGCGGCCGAAGCTGTCGGCTGCGGGCGATTCGTCCCGGCCATGCCTGCCCGCACCACTGTCCTGCGGGAGGCAGTCAAGCGGGTGGCCGATGTGCTCTGCGTCAAGCGGCGCAAGCAACCCATCGTCAGCCGGCAGCTTGACGATCCCTCGTCGTTCGAGGCGCGACGCACCATTCCGGGCGCCGCCGAGAACGACTACCAGTTCCTGTTCTCCGCCAACATCGACGTCAACTGGGGCGTGTCCGTCCTCAAGACGAACGGCACAACGAACACAGCCAGCCTGGAGCACCACCTCTCCCAGAAGGTGATTGCCATGCGCGACTACCTCCCGTCCAGCGTGGTCGGGCAGGTGGTGGTCAAGATGCTCCGGCACTGGCGGGCCACGCCGCTCAAGGACGACGGCGGCGTGTGGTTCCTGCTTGGCCAGACGCTTGAGGACTTCCGCACGTTCGCCGGGATCGTGCTTGGCCCCGCTGCCGATGGTCCCCGCTTCACGGTGCATCAAGTCGAGATCGCATCCGACCCCGACACCGTCATGCACGTGCTTGACCGGCTCGGTGCGGAGGTGCAGGCCGGGCTGACCGAGATCATGGACGAGGTGATGGAGGCGGCAGGCGGAATGGCCGACCGCTCCATCAGCATCCGGTTGAACCGGGCCGACCGGTTCCTTGAGAAGGTTCGTGTGTACGAGCAGGTGCTTGGCAAGCCGATGCCCGACCTGACCGCTGCCATCGAGCAGGTCAAGCAGGCCGTCGCCGTCAACCGTTTGCTCGCTGCTTCTGTCTGATTCCCAACCCATCACTACGGAGAGTACCCATGCGCAAGTTGCGTAAGTTGACCATCGACGTGACCCGTTTCCTCGCTGACTACAACGACGCTGTCAGCAGTGGCATGAGCGTGCGAGAGTTCTGCGAGGTTAGTGGACTTCACATCTCGACCCTGCATGGCAGGATCGAAACCCTCGCCAAGCGTGGCGTCGTCCTCCCCCAACTCAAGGGCATGAGGAGGCGGACACGCATGGGCCGGCGGCTGCTCGGCCTCCGTCAGCCGGCAGACCCCAAGCCGGTCGTGGTGGACGCCATTGCGGTGGAGCCGGCACCCCAGCCGATGCCGCCGCTGGCGTACACCTTCTGCGTGGGCAGCGGCTTCTAGTTTCGCCCGCAGTTTCCCGCTGCGGAGTCCTGTTTTCGGGGAGCGGGGGTAGCATCGTGCTGCCCCCCCTCCCATCGCCATTGGTTCCCCAACTCTGGAGCAATCCCATGTCCCGTATATCACTGGGCAACACCCCAGCATTCCTCGCCTGTCAGGTGGCCCCCGTCCTCGTGCGTGGTGGCACCGGCGTTGGCAAGTCTTCCACGTGGGAGGCTCTTGCCCACGCACTGGGACGCACGTTCGTCCCGCTGTACGGTGCAACCCATCTGCCCGAAGACTTCTCGGGCTACCCCACCCCTGACCACAAGGCTGGCGTGGTTCGCATGCTGCCCACCTCCCTGTGGGACAAGACCAAAGACGGCATGGCCCTCGTCCTCGTGGACGAGGTGACGAACGTGCCGTCCGCTACGCAGGGCGGCATGCTGTCGGTCCTGTCGGAGCGGCGGATCGGTGAGTACGTGATGCCCGCCTCGACCATCATCGTCGGGGCGTGCAACCCGCCGGAACTGTGCCCCAATGCGGTGCCTCTGGCCCCTGCCATGCGGGCACGGTTCGTCCACTTCGACTGGGAGGTGGACTACGAACACTGGTTCACCGGCCTGCGGCGTGGCTGCGAGTGGGAGGCACCCACTTTCCCACTCGTCCCCGCCCACTGGGCAGACCACCTGCCGCAGTTCGGCTCGCTGGTCGAGGCGTTCCTCCGGTCGGCACCGGACGCCCGTGAGAAGTTGCCGCAGGACGACGAGACGATGAGTTTCCCCAACCTGCGGACGTGGACGTACCTCGTCCGCTGCTTCGCTGCGGCGGGTGCCTGTGGGTACGAGCAGAAAGACCCCATCTACCGGCCGCTCGCCGTCGGCTGCGTTGGGGAGGAGGTCGGTGGCATGTTCCTCCGCTACTGGCACCGGCTCGACCTGCTCAACCCGGAGGCGTACCTGTCCGGTGCGGAGGACTACAAGTACGAGCGTCG